TCAAGAAAATAATTCTCTGACTCGTTGACCTTGCTCTTTTTTATGTTCTTCAAGTAGGTGTGAATAGGTGTTTAACGTTTGCGATATTGTAGAGTGACCTAATCGTTTGCTAATATATTCAATCGGTATGCCTTTTGATAGTAAGTAAGATGTGTGAGTATGTCTAAGTGAATAGGGAGTGATGTTATCATTATTTAATCCTATTACTTCTTTTGCTTTTTTAAATGATTTGCTCACTGATGTATGACTAACCGAAAATAGCTTCCCGTTAATTCTACGCGGCAATCTGGCCAACTTTGAATTTATACGCATAATATCTCTTGGATTAACTTCTACGTCTCGTTTTGAATTCTTTGTTTTTGTTCCGGGTAAATGAACTATACCATTTGCTTTGTTTAAATCTTTGTATGTCATATTAATAACATCGCTATATCTTGCACCAGTAATACCTAAAATATACAGAAAGATATAGCTTTCTTCATCTCTTTTTTTAAAGTACTCTAGTAAGTTTAAGTAGTCTTTGATCGTTATATATTTAAACTTCTCATCTTTAGATTTTTCAGTGCCTTTGATATTAACATCATAGGTAGGGTCTTTTTTTAAATAACCATCATATAATGCGTCTTTGATACATCTTGCTAAACAACCGTGAACCTTTCTCACGGTCTCGTCGGTATGACCTTGTGCGTATTTATTTAAAAACCTTTGATATTCACTTCGCGTAATATTTTTTACTAACATGTTTTCCCCAAAAAACTCGCTAAATAACTTAATTGATCTTTCGTACCAATAAAACTGTTTGCTGGATAATTGTTTTTTATTTTTTATATTTATCCAATCACTGTAGTATTCTTTAAACTTTTTGTTATCTTCAATGTTATTTCCGTCCTCCAAATCTCTAATCAATTGTTGTGCAGCATTGCTTGCCTCTGCTTTAGTTTTGAATCCCGACTTTCTTTTCTTTCCTGATTTGAAAGACGGATGTTTTACATCGTATTGCCAAGATGTCGACGTTTTATTCTTTCTTTTTGTAATAGTAAATGATGCCATTTTATTTCTCCTCCTCAAAATTGGCAAAAAAATAATAAGGGTAGGCGAGCTACCCGAAATTTTATTGTTGAACAACTATTGCTTCACTTCTTGCTTTTCCTACTTCTTTTCTAAAACTATCATATGATTGATTAGGGTGTGTTAACGACATTCCTGGACCACCTCCAGCATGTTGGTTTTTGTCCGGATTATTTTCCATTTCTTCAGTGGCTCTTTTAGCATTTAAATATTCTTCGTAACTAGGTTCGTTTGGGTCGCGTGGTTGTGCTTGTTGTCCATTATTGGTAGCTGGAAGATTCTTCTGTACCTGTTGCTTAGATGTGTTATTGGTTTGTTGATTGTTGCTAATGTTTGTGTTGTTCTCGTTGTTTACTTGATTATTGTTATCGTTTTGATTAGCATTTTCTTTTTTAGCTTCTGCTTTTTCTTTAGTTTCTTTCTTTTTATCTTTGTTCTCTTTCTTCGTTTCCGTTTTCTTGCTTTCCTCTTTCTTATCGCCGTCGTTACTACCACATGCGCCTAACACCAACGTACTTGCTAATAGTAAACCTAATAATCTTTTCATGTTCATTTCTCCTTTGTTTATATTTCCTTATATTTAAAAACTCTCAACGGCTCAAATGTAATAGAATACTCGCCATAGTGAGTTCCAATACCATATATCTTTTTATATTGTTCTATTGCTTCTAATATGTATTCTTCGCTTAATTGTAGATACTCAGACAACTCATACAAGTTGCGTACGCCATAATTATAAGCTTCTACAATTTCGCGTAGCGGTACAGCTGAGATAAAGCCGTGTCGTCTTGCGTAATTTTCGAACTTGCGATTGTTGAAATTCGAGTAATCGGCTATATCACCGTATGTAAGTTTATTATGCGCTAATTCTTCGAAGAGAATTCCTGCTTTTTCTCTATCTGATAAACCACGCTTTATTAAAATTAAATCTCCTAACCATACCCCGTCTAAATTATCTGGAAGTACATCAGCCTCTCTTATTTCAATATAATCATGTTGTATTAAAGTTTCTTCATATAATCCCATCTGATACATCCTTTACTTACGTTTACTTCTTATATAATCTGCATAATCTAAAACTCTTTGCCACTCGTCATCAGTTAATTCTCCTTCTAAATGAGCTGCACGATGTTGTACTTCGTTTTCTGTTTGTCTATTTTTTAATAGTAAATATTCTGGGGTAACTTTCAATGCATTGGCAATCTCAGCTATATCCTCCATAGGTATTTTTCTGCTACCGTTTTCATATCGGGATAAGGTAGATTTATTGACACCTATCTTAGTTGCAAAATCAGTTAAATTCACATTATTCTCTTTTCGTAGTTGTTTGATTAATTTACCTATTTCCGCTGAAGTTCTCATTTCAAATTTACCTCCGTTTTATTTATAACAGTATAATAACACTTTTCCATATAGGAAACAACTAGCATTTTAAAAGAATAAAAAATATTTTTCGAGATTTTTGTTGACAATTAGGAAACTTAGGTTTAGTATTGAGTTAACTTCAAAAAACGGAGGTGAGCAAATGTATGAGTTCAACGTCAAAAGAATGAAAGCTGAACGCATTGCTAAAGGCATTTCGATTTCTGATATGGCAAAAAAATTAGGAATGACACCAGGAACTTATTCAAAAAAAGAAAACGGGCATATTAGAATTAATGTTGACGATTTAGCAAAAGTAATTGAAGTACTAGAATTGCCACAAGATAAGTGCGGTATTTTTTTTACTTATAGAGTTTCCAAAATGTCAACAGAACAAAAACAAACATCTTAAAAGGAGGACACAATGGAACAAATCACGTTAACCAAAGAAGAGTTGAAAGAAATTATAGCGAAAGAAGTTAGAAATGCTATAAAAGGCGAGAAACCAATCAGCTCAGGTGCAATTTTCAGTAAAGTAAGAATCAATAATGACGATTTAGAAGAAATCAATAAAAAACTCAATTTCGCAAAAGATTTGTCGCTAGGAAGATTGAGGAAGCTCAATCATCCGATTCCGCTAAAAAAGTATCAGCATGGCTTCGAATCAATTCATCAAAAAGCTTATGTACAAGATGTTCATGACCATATTAGAAAATTAACATTATCAATTTTTGGAGTGACACTTAATTCAGACTTGAGTGAAAGTGAATACAACCTAGCAGCAAAAGTTTATCGAGAAATCAAAAACTATTATTTATACATCTATGAAAAGAGAGTTTCAGAATTAACTATCGATGATTTCGAATAAAGGAGGAACAACAAATGTTACAAAAATTTAGAATTGCGAAAGAAAAAAATAAATTAAAACTCAAATTACTCAAGCATGCTAGTTACTGTTTAGAAAGAAACAACAACCCTGAACTGTTGCGAGCAGTTGCAGAGTTGTTGAAAAAGGTTAGCTAAATTCAACGGTAAGGATTTGCCCTGCCTCCACACTTAGAGTTTGAGATCCAACAAACACATAAGTTTTAGTAGGGTCTAGAAAAAATGTTTCGATTTCCTCTTTTGTAACAGTTTCAATTCCTTCATATCCTGGAAAAACAATTTTCTTTAAATCCGAAACATGTTTTTTTGAACCATCCTTTAAAGTAACTAGAAGTTTCATACTTATCACCTCCTTAGGTTGATAACAACATTATACACGAAAGGAGCATAAACATTATGCAAGAATTACAAACATTTAATTTTGAAGAATTACCAGTAAGGACATTAGAAGTTGATGGAGAACCATATTTTATAGGGAAAGATGTTGCTGACATTTTAGGATATGCAAACGGACGAGATGCTTTGTCAAAACATGTTGATGCAGAAGATAAGCTGCCGTCGCAAATCGCGACGGCAGGTCAAAACAGAAATGTAACGATCATCAACGAATCAGGACTATACAGTTTAATCTTTTCTAGCAAATTAGAAAATGCAAAACGATTCAAACGCTGGGTAACTTCGGAAGTTTTACCAACTTTAAGAAAAACCGGAGCGTACCAAGTGCCTAGCGACCCAATGCAAGCATTGAGATTAATGTTTGAAGCTACAGAAGAAACTAAACAAGAAATTAAAAACGTAAAAGATGATGTTATTGATTTGAAAGAAAATCAAAAATTGGATGCGGGAGACTACAATTTCTTAACTAGAACTATTAATCAAAGAGTTGCACATATCCAAAGGCTACATGCGATAACGAATCAAAAACAACGTAGCGAATTATTCAGGGATATTAATTCAGAAGTGAAAAAGATGACTGGTGCAAGCTCAAGAACGAATGTAAGACAAAAACATTTCGACGATGTAATTGAAATGATTGCTAACTGGTTCCCGTCACAAGCTACGTTATACAGAATCAAGCAAATTGAAATGAAATTCGAAAACGAAATATAGGAGGGGAAGAATATGGAATACATCGGATATGCAGACGCAAATGCGTTTGTAAAAATAAGTGGCATTTCAAAAGATGATCTAGAGAAAAAAGTTTACTCGAACAAAGAGTTTCAAAAAGAATGCATGTACAGATTTGGTCGAGGACAAAAGCGTTATATAAAAATTGACAAAGCTATTCAATTTATCGGTACCAATTTAATGATTAATGAATACGAATTATAGGAGGAGTTATCAAATGAGTAAAACTTATAAAAGCTACTTATTAGCAGTATTATGCTTCACAGTCTTAGCAATTGTACTTATGCCGTTTCTATACTTCACTACTGCATGGTCAATTGCAGGATTCGCAAGTATCGCAACATTCATATTCTATAAGGAATATTTTTATGAAGAATAAAGGAGGCTGAGAAAATGTTGGATAAAGAGTTAATGGGAAATGTTGACAAAAGAAGGAAGAAACAAGGTTTAACAGTGAGACAAATAGGATATTTACTGGGTTTCTCTGACACTTATTTTATTAAGTTAAGAAATGGTTCAAGAAGAATAACTGATCAGAAGAGAGATAGAATTAATCGTTATTTAAACGGAGAATACGACAATGTAAAAATCCCTAAATATTCAAGAGATTCTGAACAAGTAGCATATGACAAAGGGTATAAACAAGCTTTAAAAGATTTAGAAGAATTTATAAAAAATAAAAAAACTGCTACTTGCGACAACAAGTAACAGTGACAAACATTTATCAAAATATACAACTTAATTAAATCAAACTATACGGAGGTAGTCAACTATGACTGAAAATATTAAAACTGAACAACATTATTACACTAAAGATTTTTCAGGATACAGAAATGAAGAAGATAACTTTGTAGCAAATCAAGAATTGACAGTAACAATCACATTGAACGAGTACAGAAAACTTATTGAAATAAAGGCTGTTAAAGATAAAGAAGAAGATACTTACAGAGGTAAGTATTTTGCGGAAGAAAGAAAAAACGAAAAATTGGAAAAAGAAAATATAAAACTAAAAAACAAAATTTATGAATTACAAAACGAAGAAGATAACGAGGAGGACGAAGAAGATAAGGAGGACGAGAACGATGTATTACAAAATTGGTGAGATAAAAAACAAAATTATAAGCTTTAACGGGTTTGAATTTAAAGTGTCTGTGATGAAGAGACATGACGGTATCAGTATACAAATCAAGGATATGAATAATGTTCCACTTGAATCGTTTCATGTCATTGATTTAAGCGAATTATATATTGCGACGGATGCAATGCGTGACGTTATAAACGAATGGATTGAAGAGAACACAGACGAACAGGACAAACTAATTAACTTAGTCATGAAATGGTAGAGGGGGATTAACTAATGGCTAATCTATATGAGCTATCAGAAGCATTTAAAGAGTTGTCTAATCAAGATGAATTAGATCCAACATTATTAAAAGACACATTAGATTCTATCCAAGCAGAAATGAATGTCAAAGTAGATAACATCGTCAATTGGAGACGTGAAACATTAGGTGACATAGATGTCATAGATAAAGAGATTAAGCGACTTCAAAATTTAAAAAAACAAAAACAAAATTTAACTGATCGATTAAGAGATTACTTAAAAGAGATGTTAGAAACACAGGAAGTAGATAGTTACCGTACAGCTACCAATCATATTTATAAGCGTAAAAATGGTGCTAGTAAAAACATCATCGATGAAAAACTTATTCCAAAGGATTATTGGCTATCACAAGCCCCGAAACTTAATTCTAAGCAACTAATCGATGATTTAAAAGCCGGGAAAGATATTCCTGGCGCTGAATTAAAGGTAACGGAAAGTTTGGTGATTAAGTGATGAGTGAGGAACAAGACATTTTACAAGAACTAGGTATTGAAGAAATTAACGAAGATACTCAGAACTATTATTCAATTATGGTATATGGCAAATCAGGAACCGGAAAGACGACTTTAGCCACTAGAGAAAACAACGCTTTTATTATTGATATTCACGAAGATGGCACTCAAGTAACGCGGCAAGGTTTTGTGAAGAGGGTCGACAATTACATTGCTTTTAGAAACACAATTGCGAGTATTGAATCGATTGTAAATACAGCTAGACAAAGAGGAAAGTTACTTGATGTGGTTGTAATTGAAACAGCACAAAAGTTAAGAGATATAACGCTGACTCATGTGATGAACACGCACCAAGTCAAAAAAGCAAGAATTCAAGATTATGGGGAAACATCTAAATTAATTGTTAACTCGATTAGGCACCTATTAAAGGTTAAAGATAAGCTCGGATTTCACGTTGTGCTTACAGGACATGAAGGGCTTAACTCAGAAGATAAAGATGAGAACGGAAAAATTATTAATCCTAGAATATCAATTGAAGTACAACCGGCAATACACAACAACTTAGTAACTCAGTTCGACATTATAGGACACACATTTATAGAAGATCATACAGATGAGAACGGAAATGCGACACACAATTATGTGTTTTCTGTAGAACCTTCTAATTTATATACAACTAAAGTTAGGCATAATCCGCAAATAACAATCAATAATCCAGGTATTAAAAATGCTTCAATTTCAAAAATTATAGATATGGCACAAAACGGAAACTAATAAAAAACTAAAAAGGACGGTATTTAATTATGAAAATCACAGGACAAGCGCAATTTACTAAAGAAACAAATCAAGAAAAGTTTTATAACGGCTCAGCAGGGTTTCAAGCTGGAGAATTCACAGTGAAAGTTAAAAATATTGAATTCAATGATAGAGAAAATAGATATTTCACAATCGTATTTGAAAATGATGAAGGCAAACAATATAAACATAATCAATTTGTACCGCCGTATAAATATGATTTCCAAGAAAAACAATTGATTGAATTAGTTACTCGATTAGGTATTAAGTTAAATCTTCCTAGCTTAGATTTTGATACCAATGATCTTATTGGTAAGTTTTGTCACTTGGTATTGAAATGGAAATTCAATAAAGATGAAGGTAAGTATTTTACGGATTTTTCATTTATTAAACCTTACAAAAAGGGCGATGATGTTGTTAACAAACCTATTCCGAAGACAGATAAGCAAAAAGCTGAAGAAAATAACGGGGCACAACAACAAACATCAATGTCTCAACAAAGCAATCCATTTGAAAGCAGTGGCCAATTTGGATATGACGACCAAGATTTAGCGTTTTAAGGTGTGGTTTAAATGCAATACATTACAAGATACCAGAAAGACAATGACGGCACTTATTCCGTCGTTGCTACTGGTGTTGAACTTGAACAAAGTCACATTGACTTGCTAGAAAACGGATATCCACTAAAAGCAGAAGTAGAGGTTCCGGACAATAAAAAGTTATCTATAGAACAACGCAAAAAAATATTCGCAATGTGTAGAGATATAGAACTTCACTGGGGCGAACCAGTGGAATCAACTAGAAAATTATTACAAACAGAATTGGAAATTATGAAAGGTTATGAAGAAATCAGTCTGCGTGACTGTTCAATGAAAGTTTCAAGGGAGTTAATAGAACTGATTATAGCGTTTATGTTTCATCATCAAATACCTATGAGTGTAGAAACGAGTAAGTTGTTAAGCGAAGATAAAGCGTTATTATATTGGGCTACAATCAACCGCAACTGTGTAATTTGCGGAAAGCCTCACGCTGACCTAGCACATTACGAAGCAGTAGGTAGAGGCATGAACAGAAACAAGATGAATCACTACGACAAACATGTATTAGCGTTATGTCGCGAACATCACAACGAGCAACATGCAATTGGTGTTAAGTCGTTTGATGATAAATATCACTTGCATGACTCGTGGATAAAAGTTGATGAGAGGCTCAATAAAATGTTGAAAGGAGAGAAAAAGGAATGAATAGACTAAGAATAATAAAAATAGCACTCCTAATCGTCATCTTGGCGGAAGAGATTAGAAATGCTATGCATGCTGTAAAAGTGGAGAAAATTTTAAAATCTCCGTTTAGTTAATACAGGTTTTTACAAAAGCTTTACCATAGGCGGACAAACTAATTGAGCCTTTTTTGATGTCTATTACCCAGGGGCTGTAATGTAACTTTAATACTTCAAATTCAATGCCAGAAAGTTTACTTATTGTTTCTAGGTTGTGTCCTGACTTTAACATTCTTTTAACAAATTCTAATCCCGAAACAAATCTTTGTTTTTCTATAATCTTATTAAAGTGATTTAAAAACTGAGGAGCATAAAACTTATTATAAATTCCTTTTTTTGTTAAGTAAGACATGTCAAAAGTTTCATTTAAAACCCCTAACCTTACTAGGTTATTAATTGAAATTTCGGTTGATTCTATATCTAACGGAGAGTCTTTTATTAACGTGTCCGATATATTCATACCGTCATTCTTTGGGTTTAAAACCGCTCTATATTTAACGGCAGGATGTACTTCGTGATTCTTTAAATGTTTTAAAAGAATAGCATCATTTGGGGATAATTGTTTAATTATTTCAACAAATGAATGGTGGGTTAATGAGTTTTTTCTGTCATCCATAGATGATGCTATTAGTTTTGCGAACATATTACTTAAAGTTTTTTCACTAATGTAAAACTTTGAAGCTTCTAGAGCAGGACCTAGAAGAGAAAATTGTGGTTCTTGTAAATTATTTTCAGGTACAGAAGATATTTCTTTTTTAAATTGTTCTTTGAATTTTTCAAATTCTACTTCTCTTTGATAAATAACTTTATCCACATAAAGGTGGAATTTCCCAAAGACAAGTTCCCAAGTTTTAGAGAATGTTTCTACAGGCCCTTTTGATGCGCCTTCAATAATTTTATCAATACCTTTACCTAAAATAGGATCCATAATTATTCACCCCCAATCTAACGCAATAGCGATAATAAAATTATACCAGAAAGGAGATAACGAAATGGCAACATTTAGAACGATAAAAGAAAGTGGCGATTTTGTAACTGTGCATAAATCTTTTGTGTTCGATAGTAATTTAAGTGCTAAAGCTAAAGGGATATTATTGTATTTCCTAAGTCGTCCTGACAATTGGCAAATATACACGTCAGAAGTAGTTAAACATATGAATGATGGACAAAAATCAATCAATAGTGGCGTTCAAGAACTTATGGATAATAAATATGTTCACAGAATACAAAAAAGAGCTGAAAACGGTGTGTTTAAAGGTTTTGAATACTTAGTTTACGAAAAACCAACCGAAATGCCATTTTCGGAAAACGGATTATCGGCAAACGGATTATCGGCAAACGGGTTTTCGGAAAACGGAAAAGGGCGTACTACTAATAATAATAGTACTAATAATGATTTAACTAATAATAACAATACTAATAATGATGGAAGTATATTGTCGGGCAACCCGACTGTGTATTCCATTCCCTATAAAGAAATTATCGAATACTTAAACAAAAAAACAGGAAAGCATTTTAAACACAATACAGCTAAATCAAAAGATTTTATTAAAGCAAGATGGAATCAAGATTTTAGGTTGGAGGATTTTAAAAAGGTGATTGATATCAAAACAGCTGAGTGGCTAAACACGGATAGCGATAAATACCTTAGACCAGAAACACTTTTTGGCAATAAATTTGAGGGGTACCTCAATCAAAAAGCGCAACCAACTGGCATAGATCAATTGGAACGCATGAAGTACGACGAAAGTTATTGGGATTAGGGGGATATTATGAAACCACTATTCAGCGAAAAGATAAACGAAAGCTTGAAAAAATATCAACCTACTCATGTCGAAAAAGGATTGAAATGTGAGAGATGTGGAAGTGAATACGACTTATATAAGTTTGCTCCTACTAAAAAACACCCGAATGGTTACGAGTATAAAGACGGTTGCAAATGTGAAATCTATGAGGAATATAAGCGAAACAAGCAACGGAAGATAAACAACATATTCAATCAATCAAACGTTAATCCGTCTTTAAGAGATGCAACAGTCAAAAACTACAAGCCACAAAATGAAAAACAAGTACAAGCTAAGCAAACAGCAATAGAGTACGTACAAGGCTTCTCTACAAAAGAACCAAAATCATTAATATTGCAAGGTTCATATGGAACTGGTAAAAGCCACCTAGCATACGCTATCGCAAAAGCAGTTAAAGCTAAAGGGCATACAGTTGCTTTTATGCATATACCAATGTTGATGGATCGTATCAAAGCGACATACAACAAAAATGCAGTAGAGACTACAGACGAACTAGTCAAATTACTTAGTGAGATTGATTTACTTGTACTAGATGATATGGGTGTAGAAAACACAGAACACACTATAAATAAACTTTTCAGCATTGTTGATAACAGAGTAGGTAAAAACAACATCTTTACAACTAACTTTAGTGATAAAGAACTAAATCAAAATATGAACTGGCAACGTATAAATTCGAGAATGAAAAAAAGAGCAAGAAAAGTAAGAGTAATCGGAGACGATTTCAGGGAGCGAGATGCGTGGTAATCACAAAACAAAATATAAAAGAAATATTACATTGTAGAGATGTATATGCTCAAAAGATGATTGATTTTGCAAACGGAGACCAAGAGAAACTTAAAAAACTTATTGATGATAAGTTGAAAGAAAAAGAAGAAAGACCCGCAATCGTCGAATATTAAGGAGTGTTAAAAATGCCGAAAGAAAAATATTACTTATACCGAGAAGATGGCACGGAAGATATTAAGGTCATCAAACATGAAGATAACGAGAATGAAGTTTATTCGCTCACAGGAGCCCATTTCAGCGACGAAAAGAAAATTATGACTGATAGTGACCTAAAACGATTTAAAGGCGCTCACGGACTTCTATATGAGCAAGAGCTAGGTTTACAAGCAACGATATTTGATATTTAGAGGTGGCACATGGAAGTACATTACAGTAGTAAAACAAACGAGTGGACAACACCACAACATTTATTTGATGACCTAAACGAAGAATTCAGTTTTACATTAGATCCTTGTTCAACAGACGAGAACGCCAAATGCCGGAAGTATTATACAGTAAAAGATAATGGGTTAATTCAAGACTGGTCTGAGGACATTGTTTTTATGAACCCGCCATACGGTCGAAGTATTAAGCGTTGGGTCAAGAAGGCTTATGAAGAAAGTTTGAAAGGCGCAACGGTAGTTTGTTTAATACCCGCAAGAACAGACACGACATATTGGCATGATTACATTTTTAATAAGGCTGATGATATAAGATTCCTACGCGGTCGTCTGAAGTTTGGAGATAGTAAAAACAGCGCTCCTTTTCCTAGCGCAATTATCGTTTATAGAGGTGCACAATGAGTAAATACAACGCTAAGAAAGTTGAGTACAAAGGAATTGTATTTGATAGCAAAGTTGAGTGTGAATATTACCAATATTTAGAAAGTAATATGAATGGCGCTAACTATGATCGTATCGAACTACAACCGAAATTCGAACTACAACCTAAATTTGGGAAGCAAAGACCGATTACGTATATAGCCGATTTCTCTTTGTGGAAGGAAGGGAAACTGGTTGAAGTTGTAGACGTTAAAGGTAAGGCGACTGAAGTTGCCAACATCAAAGCGAAGATATTCAGATATCAGTATAGAGATGTGAATTTAACGTGGATATGTAAAGCGCCTAAATACACAGGTCAAGAATGGATGGTATATGAGGACTTAGTGAAAGTCAGACGTAAAAGAAAAAGAAAAATGAAGTGATTTAATGCAACAACAAGCATATATAAACGCAACGATTGATATAAGGATACCTACAGAAGTTGAATATCAGCATTTCGATGATGTGGATAAAGAAAAAGAAGTGTTGGCAGATTACTTATATAACAATCCAGACGAAATACTAGAGTATGACAATTTAAAAATTAGAAATGTAAATGTAGAGGTGGAATAAATGGGCAGTGTTGTAATCATTAATAATAAACCATATAAATTTAACAATTTTGAAAAAGAAATAATGGCAAAGCGTGGGATAAATGCTGGAATTGTTTCTAAACGTGTAAGAGGTTGTTGGGAGTTTTCAGAAGCTTTAGACGCGCCTTATGGCATGCATCTAAAAGAATATAGAGAAATGAAACAAATGGAAAAAATTAAACAAGCGAGACTCGAACGTGAATTGGAAAGAGAGCGAAAGAAAGAGGCTGAGCTAAAAAGAAAGAAGCCACACTTGTTTAATGTACCTCAGAAACATTCACGTGATCCGTACTGGTTTGATAATACTTATAACCAAATGTTTAAGAAATGGCAGGAAGCATAAATGCCTAAAACCGATAACGCACGCAAAGAATACTTAAACCATTTTTTCGGATCTAAGAGATATCTGTATCAGGATAACGAACGAGTGGCACATATCCATGTAGTGAATGGCACTTATTACTTTCACGGGCATATCGTGCCAGGTTGGCAAAGCGTTAAAAAGACATTTGATACAGCTGAAGAACTTGAAACATATATAAAGCAACATGGTTTGGAATATGAGGAACAGAAGCAACTAACTTTATTTTAAGGAGATGTAAACAATGAATAACCGCGAACAAATCGAACAATCCGTTATCAGTGCTAGTGCGTATAACGGCAATGACACAGAGGGATTACTAAAAGAGATTGAAGACGTGTATAAGAAAGCACAAGCGTTTGATGAAATTCGCGAAGCTATTAATGCGCAATGGGTTGAGTATCCAGAAGACTGGGCGTCAGAGGTTTTGAGAGAAGTAAGAGAGCTTGAATATGAGGAGGAACAGGAAAATGAGTATTAGTGTAGGAGATAAAGTATATAACCATGAAACAAACGAAAGTCTAGAGATTGTGCAATTGGTCGGAGATATTAGAGATACACATTATAAACTGTCTGATGATTCAGTTATTAGCATTATAGATTTTATTACTAAACCAATTTATCTAATTAAGGGGGACGAGTGAGTGGAATGGAAACGATTAAAAAATGTGGTGCCGCACCCAGTTATCAAAAATAAAAACTTAAAGTCGGTATACGTAACAAAAGATAATGTGAAAGAGGTTCAAAAAGAATTAGGTTTCTTTGAAATTTTTAATGAAGAAGTGTTATTAACTGGATTTTTATCATTTCAAAGGATACCTATTTACATTATTTGGATTAACCCTAAATCTCATAAGACGCCTAGATATTACTTTGCTAACGAGCATGAGATTGAAAGATATTTTGAATTTTTGGAGGACGAGTAAATGCTTGAAATCATCGACCAACGTGATGCATTGCTAGAAGAAAAGTATTTAAACGACGACTGGTGGCACGAGTTAGATTATTGGTTGAATAAACGCAAGTCAGAAAATGAACAGATTGATATTGATAGAGTGCTTAAATTTATTGAGGAATTAAAATGATAGGAGATAACGAATAAATGAATAATTTAACAGTAGATCAATTAAAAGAACTTTTACAAATACAAAAGGAATTCGACGATAGAATTGAAACTAAAAATCCGAAAGATACGCACAAAGCGTATGTAGAAGAATTTTTCGAATGGTATAACACAATAGAACCATTCAAGAACTGGAAAAAGATAAAAGGTAAACCTATTGAAGAACAACTTGATGAACTATCAGACATGTTGGCATTTGCACTATCCTATGTATTGATGAATGAAAGTTACGAAGAGCCTGAGATTTATTTTTGTAAAATGCCAGAATTAACAAATCAATATAGTTTTTTAGCCAAATTACACAAAGTTATTTCAGTGACAGAATATCATAAACAAAATAAACACTATGAACGTACTGGCGATTTAGAAATCAATCATATTTTAGATTTACTGATAGATGTGGAATTAGTATTACCTTTTCAAATAGCTGTGGAGTATTACTCTATCGACCAACTCATTGACGCATACAAAAAGAAAATGAAAAGGAACCACGAAAGACAAGATGGAACAGCAGACGCAGGAAAAGGATACGTGTAAAGACATATTAGATCGAGTCAAGGAGGTTTTGGGGAAGTGAATTACATCATTACATTAGTTCTAATATTTGGATTCATAGTAATATTTAACAATTTACTCAATAGATATATGGTTTTGTACAAAGAATTAGATTTATTTACATGCAGAATTGGAATGTTATTGGTTTTAATCGTTCTAGTAGATTTTGCAAAGCAACAAAATATGTTGGCTACATTGAGTGTTTTACTAATACTTTTATTCGTAGAAAAACTTAGAATCATTCAAAGGACTGATAAGAAGTGACACAATACTTAGTCACAACATTCAAAGATTCAACAGGATGCAAACATACGCACATAACTAAAGCTAAGAGCAATCAAAGGTTTACAGTTGTTGAGGCAGAGAGTAAAGAAGAAGCGAAAGAGAAAGTCGAGGAGACGTACAATGGCTAAAAGACTTAAACACGATATTTATAGAGCTTTAGGAGAGTACATTATTAATAGAAATTCTATATTACTGAATGAAGAACAACTAAAAGTAGCTAAAGAGTATAAACCTATATTAATGAAAATGTATAGCAAAGTATCAAAAGAAAAAAAGAAACGTAAAATTAAAAATTTCGTTAAACAGATACCTGAGTATATTTTGTCTTTTATTTATACATTAATGTATTGGATCACAATACCTTTTGATTATATTGGCGATAAAGCAGATGATTTGAGAGTGTCTTATAGTAACAATCGTGGTTATAATCGATTTTCAAAGGCACGAAAAGAATTAAACGAGTATGCTTATAACGAAGTTTTACCACGTTTAGAAGAAAAAGAAACTGATGATATGACAGAGATTCATCAACGATTTTTAAAAGACAAAGGTATTGTAAAAGAGTTGATAAAGAAGTAAGGAGTGAACAGAATGATTAAGCAAATATTAAGACTATTATTCTTACTAGCGATGTATGAGCTAGGTAAGTATGTAACTGAGCAAGTATATATTATGATGACGGCTAATGATGATGTAGAGGTGCCGAGTGACTTCGCAAAGTTGAGTGATCAGTCTGATTTGATGAGGGCGGAGGTGTCGGAGTAGATGTATAGCAAAGAGTCAATTGTTAATATGATAGGCACACATAAAATGAAGTGTAATGTGTTAGCCGATGTAATACCGGAATATGATAGCAACTCGATTGCACAGTATGGCATACAAGCAACATTACCGAAACCACAAGGGGAAAACTCAAGCAAAGTTGAAGATGTTGTTGTGAGGCTTGAGAGAGCAAATAAAAGGTATGCGCAGATGTTAAAAGAAGTTGAGTTTATAAATCAATCACAACAGAGATTAGGACACGTTGACTTTTGCTTCTTAGAGTTGTTGAAGAAAGGTTATAACAGGGATGCAATTATCAAGAAGATGCCTAACTCTAAATTGAACAGGAACAACTTCTTAGCACGACGCGATGAATTGGCAGAAAAGATTTATCTACTACAGTGACGAAAATGACGAAAATGACAGAAATGACGAAAATGACACTATTTTTAAACTGTGAATTAATTTTATATAATTGATTTGTAAGAATTATCTTAACACGTGGGGTAATAGCCACATTAGATGTTCTCATCGATGTGATTGAGAAGTGACAAACATATAAAAGTTGATATGTTACGCTATTAATCACTTACTACCTGCCTATATGGTGGGTAGTTTAATTCTTGCATTTTGAGTCATAACTATTTTCCTCCTTTCACATTTATTGAACGAAGCTCCTGCACAAGATGTAGGGGCATTTTTGTATTTAAAATAACTAGAGTAATTAACGTAAAGGCGTGTGATACAGTGAAAACAATTGATTAAATTAACACCGAAGCAAGAAAAGTTTGTGCTAGGACTCATAGAGGGCAAGAGCCAACGGAAAGCATATATTGACGCAGGGTATTCGACTAAAGGTAAGAGTGGGGAATATCTAGATAAAGAAGCGAGTACACTTTTTAAAAATCGGAAGGTTTCCGGAAGGTACGAAAAATTGCGTCAAGAAGTAGCTGAACAATCAAAATGGACACGCCAAAAGGCCTTTGAAGAATATGAGTGGCTAAAGAATGTAGCTAAGAATGACATTGAAATAGAGGGAGTGAAGAAAGCGACAGCTGATGCATTCCTTGCTAGTTTAGATGGTATGAATAGAATGACGTTAGGTAACGAAGTTTTAGCTAACAAGAAAATAGAAACTGAAATTAAGATGCTTGAGAAGAAGATTGAACAAATAGATAAAGGTGACAGTGGAACAGAAGATAAAATCAAACAACTTCACGACGCAATAACGGAAGTGATCGTCAATGAATAAACTTAAATCTTTATATACGGACAAACAAATTGAAATATTGAAGCAAACGCAAAAACGAGATTGGTTTATGTTAATTAATCACGGAGCAAAGCGTACAGGTAAAACAATATTAAACAATGACTTATTTTTACGTGAGTTAATGCGTGTGCGAAAGATAGCAGACGAAGAAGGAATTGAGACACCTCAATATATACTTGCTGGTGCAACATTAGGTACGATTCAAAAAAACGTACTAATAGAGTTAACTAACAAATATGGCATTGAGTTTAATTTTGATAAATATAATTCATTCATGTTATTTGGCGTTCAAGTGGTTCAGACAGGTCACAGTAAAGTAAGTGGTATAGGAGCTATACGTGGTATGACATCGTTTGGTGCATATATCAATGAAGCGTCGTTAGCGCATGAAGAGGTGTTTGACGAGATTAAGTCACGTTGTAGTGGAACTGGTGCAAGAATATTGGTAGATACCAACCCTGACCATCCCGAGCATTGGTTGTTGAAAGATTATATTGAAAATACAGATCCTAAAGCAGGTATACTGAGTCACCAATTTAAGCTCGATGACAATAACTTTCTTAATGATAGATATAAAGAGTCTATTAAGGCTTCAACACCATCAGGTATGTTCTATGAACGTAATATCAACGGTATGTGGGTGTCTGGTGACGGTGTAGTATATGCCGACTTTGATTTGAATGAGAATACGATTAAAGCAGATGAACTGGACGACATACCTATCAAAGAATACTTTGCTGGTGTCGACTGGGGTTACGAGCACTATGGATCTATTGTGTTAATAGGACGAGGTATAGATGGTAACTTTTATTTTATTGAGGAGCACGCACACCAATTTAAGTTTATTGATGATTGGGTGGTTATTGCAAAAGATATTGTAAGTAGATATGGCAATATTAATTTTTACTGCGATACTGCACGACCTGAATACATCACTGAATTTAGAAGACATAGATTACGTGCAATTAACGCTGATAAAAGTAAACTATCGGGTGTAGAGGAAGTTGCTAAGTTGTTCAAACAAAACAAGTTACTTGTTCTTTATGATAATATGGATAGGTTTAAGCAAGAGGTATTTAAATATGTTTGGCACCCTACAAACGGAGAGCCTATAAAAGAATTTGATGACGTGTTGGACTCGTTAAGATATGCCATATACACACATACTAAACCTGAACGATTAAGGAGGGGGAAATGACATTGTATAAGTTAATAGATGATATTGAAGCACAAGGAATATTGCCTAAGCATATTGAGGCTCTAATAGAGTCACATAAAGACGATAGAGAGAGAATGGTTAATCTCTATAATAGATACAAGACACATATTGACTATGTACCAATATTCAAACGTCGACCAATTGAAGAAAAAGAAGATTTTGAAACTGGTGGAAATGTAAGGCGATTAGACGTGTCTGTTAATAACAAACTTAACAACTCTTTTGACAGCGAAATTGTTGATACACGTGTTGGTTATTTACATGGTGTTCCTGTTACTTATGATTTAGATGAAAACGCAGAAAAAAACGAAAAGTTGAAAAAGTTTATAACCAACTTTGCCATTAGAAATAGTGTTGATGATGAGGATTCTGAAATAGGTAAAATGGCAGCAATTTGCGGATATGGTGCTAGGTTAGCATATATTGATACGAATGGTGATATTAGGATTAAGAATATAGATCCCTATAATGTTATTTTTGTTGGCGACAATATTTTAGAACCTACATACTCATTGCGCTACTTTTATGAAAAAGATGATGATAATGGCACTGATTATGTGTACGCAGAGTTTTACGATAATACTTATTATTATGTATTTCGAGGAGAAGGTATTGACGCTTTGCAAGAAGTTGGACGATATGAACATTTATTTGATTACAATCCATTGTTTGGTGTACCTAACAACAAAGAGATGATAGGAGATGCTGAAAAGATTATTCACTTAATTGACGCATATGATTTAACAATGAGCGATGCATCAAGTGAGATTAGTCAGACACGTTTAGCATACCTTGTGTTACGCGGTATGGGTATGAGTGAAGAAATGATTCAAGAAACACAAAAGAGTGGCGCATTTGAGTTGTTCGACAAAGATATGGACGTTAAATACTTAACAAAAGATGTAAATGACACAATGATTGAGAACCATTTAGATCGAATCGAAAAGAATATCATGCGTTTTGCAAAGTCAGTAAACTTTAATTCTGACGAGTTTAACGGAAATGTACCTATCATTGGAATGAAACTTAAACTTATGGCTTTAGAGAACAAGTGTATGACGTTTGAGCGTAAGATGACAGCTATGTTGAGGTATCAATTCAAAGTTATTTTATCTGCATTAAAGCGTAAAGGGTACAACTTGGATGATGATAGTTATTTAAACCTGATATTTAAGTTCACTCGTAACATTCCAGTTAATAAGTTAGAAGAATCACAAGTGCTAATTAACCTGAAGGGACAAGTTTCAGAACGAACAAGGTTAGGACAATCACAACTAGTTGATGATGTTGATTACGAATTAGACGAAATGGAAAAAGAAAGTCTTGAATTTAATGACAAATTACCTGACATAGATGAAGGTGACGCAAATGACAAATCCCAAAATAACCAATCAGAATGATATTGATGAGTATATCGAGGGTTTAATCTCTAAAGCAGAAAAACCAATAGAACAACTATTTGCTAATCGACTTAAAGAGATAAAACAAATCATCGCAGATATGTTTGAGAAATATCAAAATGATGATGTGTATGTTACATGGACTGAATTCAATAAATACAACAGGCTCAATAAGGAGTTAACTCGTATAGGTACAATGTTGACTGATGACTATAGGCAAGTAGCTAAGATGATTCAGAAGTCACAAGAAGATGCTTATATAGAAAAATTCCTTATGAGCCTTTATTTATATGAAATGGCGAGTCAAACATCTATGCAGTTTGATGTTCCGAGTAAAGAGGTAATCAAATCAGCTATTGAACAACCTATTGAGTTCATTCGTTTAATGCCAACACTACAAAAACATCGTGATGAAGTATTGAAAAAGATACGTATGCACATTACACAAGGTATTATGAGTGGAGAGGGTTACTCTAAGATAGCTAAAGCAATACGTGATGATGTCGGCATGTCTAAAGCTCAATCATTGCGTGTGGCTCGTACAGAAGCAGGCAGAGCAATGTCACAAGCTGGACTTGATAGCGCAATGGTTGCTAAAGATAACGGTTTGAAGATGAAGAAACGTTGGCATGCTACTAAAGATACACGAACACGTGATACTCATCGTCATTTAGATGGGGAATCAGTGGAAATAGATCAGAATTTTAAATCAAGTGGGTGTGTTGGGCAGGCGCCCAAGCTATTTATTGGTGTAAACAGTGCGAAAGAGAATATTAATTGTCGTTGCAAATTACTTTATTATATTGATGAAAATGAATTGCCAACTGTAATGAGAGCACGTAAAGACGATGGTAAAAATGAAGTTATCCCATTCATGACTTATCGTGAGTGGGAGAAATATAAGCGAAAAGGTGGTAATTGATATGGATTTTAAAATAAAAGTAAATGTTGATACTGGCGAAGCTATAGAAAAGTTAGAACGCATTAAATCCTTGTACGAAGAGATAATAGAGTTACAAAACGAAAAAGTTGTTGTAAACGTAACAGTTAAAAATGAAGCTGATTTAGATATGGTTAAAACATCTATTAGCGAAGAAAATGCTAAAAATAATGATTTCACACTTTTTTAGTTGTCTCTTTGCTACTCGACCTTAGCATGTCGTTAAACTGCTTTTTATTATGCACTTTTCGGACTGTTAGGGTACGCGAAGGGCAAAAAGGAGTTTTGATATATGAATATCGAAGAAGTTAAGTCTTTTTTTGAAGAACACAAAGACGATAAAGAAGTAAAAGATTATCTAAACGGACTTAAGACGGTGTCTGTTGATGACGTTAAAGGCTTTTTAGATACAGAAGAAGGTAAACGATTCATTCAACCTGAATTAGATCGTTATCATTCGAAAGGATTAGAATCATGGAAAGAGAAAAATCTTGAGAATTTAATCGAACAAGAAGTACAGAAGCGTAATCCTGAGCAATCAGAAGAACAAAAACGTATTAGTGCTCTTGAAAAAGAGTTAGAAAAACGCGACGCAGAGGCAAAACGTGAGAAGTTAAGAAGTAACGCGCTAGGTAAAGCGCAGGAACTAAATTTACCAACATCCTTAGTTGATAGATTTTTAGGCGATTCTGATGAAGATACTGAGCAAAACTTAAAAGCTTTAAAAGAAACATTTGACAAGTATGTTCAAAAAGGTGTTGAGTCTAAATTTAAATCGAGTGGAAGAGATGTTAAAGAATCACAAAATCAAGATTTAGACCCTTCAAATGTAAAGTCCATTGAAGAAATGGCGAAAGAAATCAATATTAGAAAATAAAGTGAGGTAATAAAATATGGCAACTCCAACATACACGCCAGGCAATGTTATTTTATCGGATTTTAAAAACGGCGTTATTCCAGCAGAACAAGGTACTTTAATCATGAAAGACATTATGGCTAATTCAGCAATTATGAAATTAGCTAAAAATGAGCCAATGACAGCACAAAAGAAAAAATTTACTTACTTAGCAAAAGGTGTAGGCGCCTACTGGGTATCAGAAACGGAACGTATTCAAACTTCTAAGCCTGAATATGCACAAGCAGAAATGGAAGCTAAGAAAATTGGTGTAATTATTCCGTTATCAAAAGAGTTTCTTAAATGGACTGCAAAAGATTTCTTTAATGAGGTTAAACCTCTAATTGCAGAGGCATTTTACAAAGCGTTTGACCAAGCTGTTATCTTTGGTACTAAATCACCTTACAACACTTCAACTAGTGGTAAACCGCTTGTTGAAGGCGCAGAAGAGAAAGGTAACGTTGTTACAGATACTAATAATTTATACGTAGACCTTTCGGCATTAATGGCTACTATTGAAGATGAAGAGTTAGATCCAAACGGAGTATTAACTACACGTTCATTCAGAAGTAAAATGCGTAATGCTTTAGATGCTAATGACAGACCATTATTTGATGCTAACGGGAACGAGATTATGGGATTACCACTATCTTATACTGGAGCGGATGTATACGACAAAAAGAAATCGTTAGCACTAATGGGTGATTGGGATTACGCACGTTACGGTATCTTACAAGGTATTGAGTATGCAATTTCTGAAGATGCCACGTTAACGACGTTACAAGCATCAGATGCTTCTGGCCAACCAGTATCATTATTTGAACGTGATATGTTCGCTTTACGTGCGACGATGCATATTGCATACATGAACGTTAAACCAGAAGCGTTCGCAACGCTTAAACCAACTGAATAGGAGGAGATATGATGGCTAATCCTGCAGAAGAGATTAAGGTAAAAAAAGACAATATGACTATTACTGTTACAAAGAAGGCATTTGACTCTTATTACAGTCTTGTCGGTTACAAAGAGGTTAAATCACGTCGTACTACGTCTGATAAGAGCGAGTGATAAAAATGACTCTTTATGAAGATGTTAAACTTTTACTCAAGAAAAATGGAGTGGAAGTTAAAAGTGATGAAGAAGAAATATTTAAGATGGAAGTTGACGGAATACTAGAAGATGTTAGGGATATAACAAACAATGATTTTATGAAAGATGGTCAAGTCATTTATCCTTACTCAATCAAAAAGTATGTCGCAGATGTCCTAGAGTATTATCAACGACCTGAAGTTAAAAAGAATTTAAAGTCAAGAAGTATGGGGACAGTGTCGTACACTTATAACGATGGTGTCCCTGATTACATTAGTGGAGTATTAAACAGGTATAAACGAGCAAAGTTTCATCCGTTTAAACCAATAAGGTAGAGGTGTTGTTTGTGTTTAACCCATACGACGAATTCCCTCACACTATTTCTATTGGAAGTATCAAAAAAGTAGGAGAGTATCCAATTATACAAGAGCGCTTTGTAAGCGATAAAACAATTAAAGGATTTATGGATACGCCTACTACATCTGAACAACTAAAATTTCATCAAATGTCACAAGAATATGACAGAAACCTATATGTACCTTATGACTTGCCAATATCTAAAAACAATTTATTTGAGTATGAGGGTAGAATCTTTAGTATTGAAGGTGATTCTGTAGATCAGGGCGGACAACATGAAATTAAGTTACTACGACTTAAGCAGGTGCCATATGGCAAAAGTTAAGTACGGTGCTGATAGCATGGTTGTTGAATTGGATAAGTTCGATAAGAAAATAGAAGAGTGGGTTAAAAAAGGTATTGCTAAAACAACGACGAAGATTTACAACACTGCTGTAGCATTAGCTCCTGTTGACTTAGGTTTTTTAGAAGAAAGTATTGACTTTAAATATTTCGATGGTGGGTTATCCAGTGTTATAAGTGTCGGCGCAGATTATGCAATATACGTTGAATACGGTACTGGTATATATGCTACTGGTCCTGGTGGTAGTCGTGCTACAAAGATTCCGTGGAGTTTTAAAGGTGATGACGGCGAATGGTATACCACATATGGTCAAGCGCCACAGCCATTTTGGAACCCTGCAATTGACGCAGGACGCAAGACATTCGAGCAGTATTTTTCATAGAGGTGGTTAAATATGTGGGTATCAGTTGAGCCTGAACTTACAAATCAAATATATAAAAGATTAATCTCAGACCCTAACATTAACAAACTAGTTGATGATAGGGTCTTTGACGTTGTTCAAGATGACGCTGTTTACCCATATATTGTTGTGGGTGAATCAAACGTCACTAACAACGAATCTAGCGCAACAATGAGAGAAACAGTCGGTATTGTCATACATGTGTATTCACAGTTCGCTACACAATACGAGGCTAAGCTCATTTTAAGCGCGATAGGTTATGTGCTTAACAGACCTATAGAAATAGATAATTACGAGTTTCAATTTAGCCGTATCGATAGTCAAGCAGTATTCCCTGATATAGACAGGTTTACTAAGCATGGCACGATACGGCTTTTATTTAAGTACAGACATAAAAAGAAAAACGAAGGAGTGTATTAAATGGCGCAAAAAAACTATTTAGCAGTTGTACGTCCAGCTGAAACTGACTTAGATCCAGTAGAATCTTTATTATTAGCTGACTTACAAGAAGGTGGACATACGATTGAAAATGATTTAGCTGAAATAGTACGAGGCGGTAAAACGGACTATTCTCCCAATGCAATGTCAGAATCATTTAAATTAACAATTGGTAATGTGCCTGGAGATAAAGGAATTGAAGCAGTGAAACACGCTGTACAAACAGGTGGACAGTTGCGTATATGGCTTTATGAGCGTAATAAACGTGCAGACGGTAAACATCACGGAATGTTTGGTTATGTTGTTCCAGAATCATTTGAAATGTCATTTGATGATGAAAGTGACAAAATCGAACTATCATTAAAAGTTAAATGGAATACAGCAGAAGGTGCTGAAGATAACTTGCCGAAAGAGTGGTTTGAAGCTGCAGGTGCGCCTACAGTTGAATACGAAAAATTCGGCGAAAAAGTCGGAACATTCGAGAATCAAAAGAAAGCTAGTGTTGTATCTGATTCACACACGGAAGACCATTCTATGTAAACTAATAGATCAAGGGGGCGTAAGCTCCCTATTTTTTTATAAAAAAATTGAAAAGAGGTATATATTTTGACTGAATTTAATCCAATTACAACATTAAAAATTAATGACGGAGAAAAAGATTACGAAGTAGAAGCAAAAGTAACATTTGCATTTGACCGAAAAGCTGAAAAATTCTCAGAAGATAGCGAAGATGGGAGAAAAGGAGCAATGCCAGGATTCAATGTTATCTTTAACGGTTTGCTAGAATCTAGAAACAAAGCGATTTTACAATTTTGGGAATGTGCTACTGCTTATTTAAAAAACCCACCAACTCGAGAACAATTAGAAAAAGCAATTGATGATTTCATCACTGAAAACGAGGATACTTTGCCGTTATTACAAGGGGCTTTGGACAAACTTAACAATAGTGGTTTTTTCAAGAGGGAGAGTCGCTCGTACTGGATGACATTGAACAAAGCACCGAATATGGCCAAAAGCGAGGACAAAGAAATGACGAAAGCAGGCATAGAAATGATGAAAGAGAATTACAAGGAAATCATGGGCGCAGAACCTTACACGATTACTCAAAAATAAGGCAACTGACAGCTAGATATTTAGGATATATCCCTGAACATGAATTGTTAGCACTAACACCTGCTGAATGGCGTGATTGGCTTATTGGTGGTCAGGATAGGTACCTAGATCAAAGACAATTATTAATTGAACAAGCGCAAGCTAACGGCTTAGTACAAGCTTCTAAGAGGCTAACTAGTATGATTCGTGACATTGAGAAACAACGTTACGAAATAAGAGAACCTGGTAGCTATGCTCGTGTACAAAAAGCTAGATTAGAAGAAGAAAAAAGAAGACGTGAACTCTTCAAAGAAGGTACAAGAAAATTCCTTGAATCGAAAGGAGGTTAGCCTTTGGATACTCATTTTATGGCAAAGATTATGGCCAATATTAGAGATTTCCAAAGCAACGTAAGGAAAGCTCAACGATTAGCAAAGACGTCTGTACCAAACGAAATTGAAACAGATGTAAAAGCAGATATTTCAAGATTCCAAAGAGCTTTACAACGCGCTAAATCAATGGCTCAACGATGGCGAGAGCATTCTGTTAAATTATTCATGAAAACAGATGAGTATAAAGCGAATTTAGAACGCGCTAAAGCTCAAGTAGAGCGATTTAAACAACATAAAGTAGATTTGAAACTAAGTAACACTGAATTAATGGCCAAATATAATGCAACTAAAGCTACTGTCGAAGCTTGGAGAAAACATGTTGTTAAGTTGGATTTAGATGCAAACCCCGCTAAAATGGCGGTTAAAGGGTTTAAAGAAGATTTAATAGATCTTAGCAGGCATAGTTTTGATATTGATTCCAGCAGATGGAAATTAGGAAATAAATTCACAAAAGAATTCAATGAAGTCGAAGGAGCAGTTAAACGTTCTTTCGGAAGAATTGGTCAGATTATGAGAAAAGAAGTAAATGGAACAAGTGATATTTGGGGTAAACTTAACAACTCATTGAAAGATTACGGCGAGAAAATGGACGCCTTAGCTACTAAAATCCGAACTTTCGGTACTATCTTCGCGCAACAGGTCAAAGGCTTAATGATTGCTAGTATACAAGCATTGATACCAGTGATTGCCGGATTAGTACCTGCAATAATGGCAGTACTTAATGCGGTTGGTGTATTAGGTGGTGGCGTTTTAGGTTTAGTTGGCGCATTCTCTGTCGCAGGTCTTGGAGTTGTTGGCTTTGGTGCAATGGCTATTAGCGCTCTTAAAATGGTTGAAGATGGAACATTGGCAGTAACAAAAGAAGTTCAAAACTTTAGAGATGCGAGCGATCAGTTAAAAACTACATGGCGTGATATTGTTAAAGAGAATCAAGCAAGTATCTTTAATGCGATGTCAGCAGGTATCAGAGGTGTTACAAGTGCGATGTCTCAATTAAAACCATTCTTATCTGAAGTATCTATGCTGGTTGAAGCAAACGCACGCAAGTTTGAGGATTGGGTTAAACATTCTGAAACAACTAAGAAAGCATTTGAAGCATTGAATAGCATAGGTGGCGCAATCTTCGGAGATTTATTGAACGCTGCAGGAAGATTTGGCGACGGATTAATTAACATTTTCACTCAATTAATGCCGTTGTTCAAATTTGTGTCTCAAGGACTACAGAACATGTCCATAGCTTTCCAAAATTGGGCTAATAGTGTGGCTGGTCAGAATGCTATTAAAGCGTTTATTGACTACACTACCACTAACTTACCTAAGATTGGTCAGATATTTGGCGATGTGTTCGCTGGTATTGGTAATTTAATGATTGCTTTTGCTCAAAACAGTTCTAACATTTTTGACTGGTTAGTTAAATTAACTTCTCAATTTAGAGCATGGTCAGAACAAGTAGGACAATCACAAGGATTTAAAGACTTTATCAGTTACGTTCAAGAGAATGGTCCTACTATTATGCAGTTAATCGGTAATATCGTAAAAGCGTTAGTGGCATTTGGTACTGCAATGGCTCCTATAGCTAGTAAATTACTAGATTTCGTTACTAATTTAGCTGGATTTATCGCCAAACTATTCGAAGCACACCCAGCAGTCGCTCAAATTATCGGTGTTATCGGTATTTTAGGTGGCGTATTTTGGGCTTTAATGGCTCCGATCGCAGCTGTTAGCAGTGTGTTAAGTAATGTGTTTAGTATGACTTTATTGAATGTTGTCAAAAGAATACTGGATTTAACTAGAATAACTGGGGTGGTAAGTAAAGCGTTCGGTTTATTGACTGGTGCTTTCACAAGTATTTCTTGGCCAATATTAGCAGTAGTTGCAGTCATTGGTGTATTCATTGGTATTCTTGTTTATTTATGGAAAACAAACGAGAATTTCAGAAAAACAATAACAGAAGCTTGGAACGGTATTAAAACAGCAGTTTCCGGTGCGATTCAAGGTGTAGTAGATTGGTTAACTCAATTGTGGGGCAAAATTCAATCAACATTACAGCCAATCATGCCTATATTACAAGTATTAGGACAAGTATTCATGCAAGTTTTAGGTGTTTTGGTAATAGGCATTATTACAAATGTTATGAATATCATACAAGGTTTGTGGACGTTAATTACAATTGCGTTCCAAGCCATAGGAACAGTGATATCCGTAGCTGTCCAAATCATAGTAGGTTTATTCACTACTTTAATTCAGTTGCTTACTGGCGACTTCTCAGGTGCTTGGGAGACAATTAAAACTACGATTACCAATGTACTTGATACGATTTGGCAATACATGCAATCAGTTTGGGATTCAATTATTGGCTTTTTAACAGGCGTAATGAATCGAGCGTTATCAATGTTTGGTACAAGTTGGTCACAAATATGGAGTACGATCACTAATTTTGTTAGTAATATTTGGAATAGTGTTACAAGCTGGTTTAGTCGAGTTGCTTCGAGCATAGCTGAAAAAATGGGACAAGCGCTAAACTTTATTATCACAAAAGGTTCTGAATGGGTTTCTAACATTTGGAATACAGTTACAAGTTTCGCGAGTAAAGTAGCTGATGGGTTTAAAAGAGTTGTCTCAAATGTAGGTGACGGTATGAGTGATGCACTTGGTAAGATTAAAAGTTTCTTCAGTGATTTCTTAAATGCCGGAGCGGAATTAATCGGCAAAGTAGCTGAGGGTGTAGCCAATGCTGCGCACAAAGTAGTCAGCGCGGTAGGCGATGCGATTTCATCAGCTTGGGACTCTGTAACTTCATTCGTAAGTGGACACGGTGGAGGTAGTAGCTTAGGTAAAGGTTTAGCGGTATCGCAAGCAAAAGTAATTGCTACAGACTTTGGCAGTGCCTTTAATAAAGAGCTATCCTCTACTTTGACAGATAGTATAGTAGATCCTGTAAGTACTTCTATAGACAGACACATGACTAGCGATGTTCAACATAGCTTAAAAGAAAATAATAGACCTATTGTGAATGTAACGATTAGAAATGAGGGCGACCTTGATTTAATTAAATCACGCATTGATGACATGAACGCTATAGACGGAAGTTTCAACTTATTATAAGGGAGGTTTGTTAGTTGATAGCGCACGATATAGAAGTAATAAGGAATGGTTCGCAGTATCGCGTCAGTGACAATCCTTTCACTTATAATCACTTGGAAGTAGTTGAATATAACGTTACAGGCGCAGGATATCATCGTAACTATTCTGATATAGAGGGTATTGATGGTAGATTTCATAATTACGCTAAAGAAGAACTTAAAAAAGTAGAGCTTAAGATAAGGTATAAAGTATCTAAAATTGCTTATGCTTCACATTTAAAGTCAGACGTCCAAGCACTATTTGCTGGACGTTTTTATTTAAGGGAATTAGCTACACCAGACAATTCAATTAAGTATGAGCATATATTAGATATACCAAAAGACAAACAAGCATTTGAGCTTGATTATGTTGATGGACGACAACTTTTTGTAGGACTAGTAAGTGAAGTTTCTTTTGACACAACACAAACATCAGGGGAATTTTCTTTGTCGTTTGAAACAACCGAACTACCATACTTTGAAAGTGTCGGTTATAGTACTGATCTTGAAAGTAATAACGACCCTGAAAAATGGTCGGTACCTGATAGATTGCCTACAAACGAAGGTGATAAGAGGCGTCAAATGACATTTTACAACACTAACTCAGGAGAAGTTTATTATAACGGTGATGTTCCTTTAACACAGTTTAATCAGTTTAATGTTGTTGAAATAGAGTTAGCTGAAGATGTTAAAGCTAATGATAAGGATGGATTCACTTTCTATACAGATAAAGGAAATATCTCAGTTATTAAGGAAGTTGATTTAAAAGCCGGAGATAAAATAATCTTCGACGGTAAACATACCTATAGAGGTTATTTAAATATAGATTCTTTTAATAAAACTTTAGAACAACCGGTTTTATATCCAGGCTGGAATCGATTCAAGTCTAATAAAGTAATGAAACAAATTACATTTAGACACAAATTATATTTTAGATAAGGAGTAGCCTATGCCAATTTTATTAAAAAGTCTACAGGGTGTAGGGCACGCTATTAATGTTAGTACAAAGGTAAGTAAAAAGCTAAATGAAGATAGTTCTTTGGATCTAACTATTATCGAGAACGCGAGTACGTTTGACGCAATAGGTGCTATAACTAAAATGTGGACGATCACTCATGTTGAAGGTGAAGATGATTTCAACGAATATGTAATTGTCATACTTGATAAGTCTACTATTGGCGAAAAAATAAGGCTTGATATCAAAGCTAGGCAAAAAGAACTTGATGACCTTAACAATTCTAGGATTTACCAAGAGTATAACGAAAGTTTTACAGGCGTTGAGTTCTTCAATACTGTCTTTAAAGGAACGGGTTATAAGTATGTATTACATCCAAAAGTAGATGCATCTAAATTCGAGGGATTAGGCAAAGGAGATACACGATTAGAAATCTTTAAAAAAGGACTTGAGCGTTATCATCTCGAATATGAATACGATGCAAAGACTAAAACGTTTCATTTGTATGATGAATTATCTAAGTTTGCCAATTATTACATTAAAGCTGGTGTGAATGCTGATAACGTCAAAATACAAGAAGATGCATCTAAATGTTATACCTTTATTAAAGGTTATGGTGATTTTGATGGACAACAGACTTTTGCAGAAGCGGGACTACAAATTGAATTCACTCATCCATTAGCACAATTGATAGGTAAAAGAGAAGCGCCACCGCTTGTTGATGGACGTATTAAAAAAGAAGATAGTTTAAAAAAAGCAATGGAGTTATTGATAAAGAAAAGTGTCACTGCTTCTATTTCCTTAGACTTTGTAGCGTTACGTGAACATTTCCCAGAAGCTAACCCTAAAATAGGTGATGTTGTTAGAGTGGTGGATTCTGCCATAGGATATAACGACTTAGTGAGAATAGTCGAAATCACTACACATAGAGATGCGTACAATAATATCACTAAGCAAGATGTAGTATTAGGAGACTTTACAAGGCGTAATCGTTATAACAAAGCAGTTCATGATGCTGCAAATTATGTTAAAAGCGTAAAATCTACAAAATCCGACCCATCTAAAGAACTAAAAGCATTAAACGCAAAAGTTAACGCAAGTTTATCTATAAATAATGAATTGGTTAAGCAGAATGAAAAAATAAACGCTAAAGTCGATAAGATGAATACTAAAACAGTTACAACTGCTAATGGTACGATCATGTACGACTTTACTAGTCAATCAAGTATAAGAAACATCAAATCAATTGGAACGATTGGCGACTCTGTAGCTAGAGGGTCGCACGCAAAAACTAATTTCACAGAAATGTTAGGCAAGAAATTGAAAGCTAAAACGACTAATCTTGCAAGAGGTGGCGCAACAATGGCAACAGTTCCAATAGGTAAAGAAGCGGTAGAAAACAGCATTTATAGACAAGCAGAGCAAATAAGAGGAGACCTAATCATATTACAAGGCACTGATGATGACTGGTTACACGGTTATTGGGCAGGCGTACCGATAGGCACTGATAAAACGGATACAAAAACGTTTTACGGTGCCTTTTGTTCTGCAATTGAAGTTATTAGAAAGAATAATCCAGATTCAAAAATACTAGTGATGACAGCTACAAGACAATGCCCTATGAGTGGTACAACAATACGCCGTAAAGACACGGACAAAAACAAACTAGGGTTAACACTTGAGGACTATGTAAACGCTCAAATATTAGCTTGTAGTGAGTTAGATGTACCAGTGTTTGACGCATATCACACAGATTACTTTAAGCCATACAATCCAGCTTTTAGGAAAGCGAGCATGGAGGACGGCTTACACCCTAACGAAAAAGGTCACGAGGTTATTATGTACGAGTTAATCAAGGATTATTACAGTTTTTACGACTAAAGGAGGCAACCAATGGCTTACGGATTAATTACAAGTTTACATTCAATGACAGGTCGGAAAATAGTTGCTCAACATGAGTATAACTATCGCTTGTTAGATGAAGGTATGAGCAAACTTGAGAAAATGTTTATATACCATCAAAAAGAAGAAATATACGCACACTCAGCGAAACAAATTAAATACTTGAATGACAGTGTTGAAGATTATTTAACGTATTTAAATGGCCGTTTTAGCAATATGATTCTAGGCCATAACGGCGACGGTATCAATGAAGTAAAAGACGCGCGTATTGATAATACAGGTTATGGTCATAAGACATTGCAAGATCGTTTGTATCATGATTATTCAACACTAGATGCTTTCACTAAAAAGGTTGAGAAAGCTGTAGATGAACACTATAAAGAATATCGAGCGACAGAATACCGATTCGAACCAAAAGAGCAAGAACCGGAATTTATCACTGATTTATCGCCATATACAAATGCAGTAATGCAATCATTTTGGGTAGACCCTAGAACGAAAATTATTTATATGACGCAAGCTCGTCCAGGTAATCATTACATGTTATCTAGATTGAAGCCCAACGGACAATTTATTGATAGATTGCTTGTTAAAAACGGCGGTCACGGTACACACAATGCGTATAGATACATTGATGGAGAATTATGGATTTATTCAGCTGTATTGGACAGTAACAAAAACAACAAGTTTGTACGTTTCCAATATAGAACTGGAGAAATAACTTATGGTAATGAAATGCAAGATGTCATGCCGAATATATTTAACGACAGATATACGTCAGCGATTTATAATCCTATAGAAAATTTAATGATTTTCAGACGTGAATATAAAGCTTCTGAAAGACAAGCTAAGAATTCATTGAATTTCATTGAAGTAAGAAGTGCTGACGATATTGATAAAGGTATAGACAAAGTATTGTATCAAATGGATATACCTATGGAATACACTTCAGATACACAACCTATGCAAGGTATCACTTATGATGCAGGTATCTTATATTGGTATACAGGTGATTCGAATACAGCCAACCCTAACTACTTACAAGGTTTCGATATAAAAACAAAAGAATTGTTATTTAAACGACGTATCGATATTGGCGGTGTGAATAATAACTTTAAAGGAGACTTCCAAGAAGCTGAGGGTCTAGATATGTATTACGATCTAGAAACAGGACGTAAAGCACTTTTAATAGGGGTAACTATTGGACCTGGTAATAACAGACATCACTCAATTTATTCTATCGGCCAAAGAGGTGTTAACCAATTCTTAAAAAACATTGCACCTCAAGTATCGATGACTGATTCAGGTGGACGTGTTAAACCGTTACCAATACAGAACCCAGCATATCTAAGTGATATTACGGAAGTTGGTCATTACTATATCTATACGCAAGACACACAAAATGCATTAGATTTCCCGTTACCGAAAGCGTTTAGAGATGCAGGGTGGTTCTTGGATGTACTGCCTGGACACTATAATGGTGCTCTAAGACAAGTACTTACCAGAAACAGCACAGGTAGAAATATGCTTAAATTCGAACGTGTCATTGACATTTTCAATAAGAAAAACAACGGAGCATGGAATTTCTGTCCGCAAAACGCCGGTTATTGGGAACATATCCCTAAGAGTATTACAAAATTATCAGATTTAAAAATCGTTGGTTTAGATTTCTATATCACTACTGAAGAATCAAAACGATTTACTGATTTTCCTAAAGACTTTAAAGGTATTGCAGGTTGGATATTAGAAGTAAAATCGAATACACCAGGTAACACAACACAAGTATTAAGACGTAATAACTTCCCGTCTGCACATCAATTTTTAGTTAGAAACTTTGGTACTGGTGGCGTTGGTAAATGGAGTTTATTCGAAGGAAAGGTGGTTGAATAATGATAGTAGATAATTTTTCGAAAGACGATAACTTAATCGAGTTACAAACAACATCACAATATAATCCAATTATTGACACAAACATCAGTTTCTATGAATCAGATAGAGGAACTGGTGTTTTAAATTTTGCAGTAACTAAGAATAACAGACCGTTATCTATAAGTTCTGAACATGTTAAAACATCTATCGTGTTAAAAACCGATGATTATAACGTAGATAGAGGCGCTTATATTTCAGACGAATTAACGATAGTAGACGCAATTAATGGGCGTTTGCAGTATGCGATACCGAATGAATTTTTAAAACATTCAGGCAAGGTGCATGCTCAGGCATTCTTTACACAAAACGGGAGTAATAATGTTGTTGTTGAACGTCAATTTAGCTTCAATATTGAAAATGATTTAGTTAGTGGGTTTGATGGTATAACAAAGCTTGTTTATATCAAATCTATTCAAGATACTATCGAAGCTGTCGGTAAAGACTTTAACCAATTAAAGCAAAATATGGCTGATACACAAACGTTAATAGCAAAAGTGAATGATAGTGCGACAAAAGGCATTCAACAAATCGAAATCAAGCAAAACGAAGCTATACAAGCTATTACTGCGACGCAAACTAGTGCAACACAAGCTGTTACAGCTGAAGTCGATAAAATAGTTGAAAAAGAGCAAGCGATTTTTGAACGTGTTAACGAAGTTGAACAACAAATCAATGGCGCTGACCTTGTTAAAGGTAATTCAACAACAAATTGGCAAAAGTCTAAACTTACAGATGATTACGGTAAAGCAATTGAATCGTATGAGCAGTCCATAGATAGCGTTTTAAGCGCAGTTAACACATCTAGGATTATTCATATTACTAATGCAACAGATGCGCCAGAAAAGACGGATATAGGCACGTTAGAGAAGCCTGGACAAGATGGTGTTGATGACGGTTCTTCGTTCGATGAATCAACTTATACATCAAGCAAATCTGGTGTGTTAGTTGTTTATGTTGTTGATAATAATACTGCTCGTGCAACATGGTACCCAGACGATTCAAACGATGAGTACACAAAATACAAAATCTACGGCACATGGTACCCGTTTTATAAAAAGAATGATGGAAACTTAACTAAGCAATTTGTTGAAGAAACGTCTAACAACGCTTTAAATCAAGCTAAGCAGTATGTAGATGATAAATTCGGAACAACGAGCTGGCAACAACATAAGATGACAGAGGCGAATGGTCAATCAATTCAAGTTAACTTAAATAATGCGCAAGGCGATTTGGGATATTTAACTGCTGGTAATTACTATGCAACAAGAGTGCCGGATTTACCAGGTAGCGTTGAAAGTTATGAGGGTTATTTATCGGTATTCGTTAAAGATGATACAAACAAGCTATTTAACTTCACACCTTATAACTCTAAAAAGATTTACACACGATCAATCACAAACGGCAGACTTGAGCAACAGTGGACAGTTCCTAATGAACATAAATCAACGGTATTGTTCGACGGTGGCGCAAATGGTGTAGGTACAACAATCAATCTAACTGAACCGTACACAAACTATTCTATTTTGTTGGTAAGTGGAACTTATCCAGGTGGTGTTATTGAGGGATTCGGACTAACCGCATTACCTAACGCGATTCAATTGAGTAAAGCGAATGTAGTTGACTCAGACGGCAACGGTGGCGGTATTTATGAGTGCTTACTATCCAAAACAAGTAGCACTACTTTAAGAATAGATAACGATGTGTACTTTGATTTAGGTAAAACATCAGGTTCTGGAGCGAATGCCAACAAAGTTACTATAACTAAAATTATGGGGTGGAAATAATGAAAATCACAGTAAACGATAAAAACGAAGTTATCGGATTCGTTAATACTGGCGGTTTACGCAATAGTTTAGATGTAGATGATAACAATGTGCCTATTAAATTTAAAGAAGAGTTCGAACCTAGAAAGTTTGTTTTCACTAACGGCGAAATTAAATACAATAGCAATTTCGAAAAAGAAGACGTACCGAATGCATCAAAACAACAAAGTGAATCAGATTTGAGTGATGAAGAACTTCGCGGAATGGTTGCAAGTATGCAAATGCAGATGACGCAAGTGAACATGTTGACAATGCAATTGACGCAACAAAACGCTATGTTAACACAACAGTTGACCGAACTGAAAACTAACAAAATAAATACTGAGGGGGACGTTTAAATGATGAAGATGATTTATCCAACTTTTAAAGACATTAAAACTTTTTATGTGTGGGGTTGCTATAAAAATGAGCAAATTAAGTGGTACGTAGACATGGGTGTAATCGACAAAGAAGAATATGCATTGATCACTGGTGAAAAATATCCAGAAACAAAAGATGAAAAGTCACAGGTGTAATGCTTGTGGCTTTTTAATTTAACAAAAAGTGGGTGGTGTAATGTTTGGATTTACCAAACGACACGAACATGAATGGCGAATTAGAAGATTAGAAGAGAATGATAAAACAATGCTTAGCACTCTCAATGAGATTAAATTAGGTCAAAAAACTCAAGAGCAAGTTAACATTAAATTAGACAAAACTTTAGATGCTATCCAGAGGGAAAGACAGATAGACGAAAAAAATAAGAAAGAAAACGACAAAAATATACGCGATATGAAAATGTGGATTCTCGGTTTGATAGGGACTATCTTCAGTACGATTGTCATAGCTTTACTAAGAACTATTTTTGGCATTTAAAGGAGGTGATTACCATGCTTAAAGGGATTTTAGGATATAGCTTCTGGGCGTGCTTCTGGTTTGGTAAATGTAAATAACAGTTAAGAGTCAGTGCTTCGGCACTGGCTTTTTATTTTGATTGAAATGAGGTGCATACATGGGATTACCTAACCCAAAGACTAGAAAGCCTACAGCTAGTGAAGTGGTGGAGTGGGCAAAGTCGAATATTGGTAAGAGGATTAATATAGATAATTATCGGGGCAGTCAATGTTGGGATACACCTAACTTTATTTTTAAAAGATATTGGGGTTTTGTAACATGGGGCAATGCTAAGGATATGGCTAATTACAGATATCCTAAGGGTTTCCGATTCTATCGTTATTCATCTGGATTTGTACCGGAACCTGGAGACATCGCAGTTTGGCACCCTGGCAACGGAATAGGTTCGGACGGACACACCGCAATAGTAGTAGGACCATCTAATAAAAGTTATTTTTATAGCGTTGACCAAAACTGGGTTAATTCTAATAGTTGGACAGGTTCTCCAGGAAGATTAGTAAGACACCCTTATGTAAGTGTTACAGGCTTTGTTAGGCCTCCATACTCAAAAGATACTAGCAAACCTAGTAGTACTGATACAAGTTCAGCATCAAAAGCCAATGACTCAACAATTACTGGCGAAGCGAAGAAACCGCAATTTAAAGAAGTTAAAACAGTAAAATACACTGCTTACAGCAATGTTTTAGATAAAGAAGAGCACTTCATTGATCATATAGTTGTAATGGGTGATGAACGCTCAGATATTCAAGGATTATATATAAAAGAATCAATGCATATGCGTTCTGTAGACGAACTGTATACGCAAAGAAATAAGTTTATAAGCGATTATGAAATACCGCATTTATATGTCGATAGAGAGGCTACATGGCTTGCTAGACCAACCAATTTTGATGACTCGCGTCACCCTAATTGGCTAGTTATTGAAGTATGTGGTGGTCAAACAGATAGCAAACGACAATTCTTATTGAATCAAATACAAGCGTTAATACGTGGTGTTTGGTTATTGTCAGGGATTGATAAAAACTTATCTGAAACGACGTTAAAGGTAGACCCTAATATTTGGCGTAGTATGAAAGATTTAATTAATTACGACTTGATTAAGCAAGGTATACCGGATAACGCAAAGTATGAGCAAGTTAAAAAGAAAATGCTTGAGACATACATTAAACGAGATATATTGACACGAGAAAATATAAAAGAAGTAACGACAAAAACAACAATAAGAATTAGTGATAAAACATCAGTTGACAGTGCGTCCACACGAGGCCCTACTCCATCAGACGAAAAACCAAGCATCGTTACTGAAACAAGTCCATTCACATTCCAGCAAGCACTGGATAGACAAATGTCTAGGGGTAACCCGAAAAAATCTCATACATGGGGCTGGGCTAATGCAACACGAGCACAAACGAGCTCGGCAATGAATGTTAAGCGAATATGGGAAAGTAACACGCAATGCTATCAAATGCTTAATTTAGGCAAGTATCAAGGCATTTCAGTTAGTGCGCTTAACAAAATACTTAAAGGAAAAGGAACGCTCGACGGACAAGGCAAAGCATTCGCGGAAGCTTGTAAGAAAAACAACATTAACGAAATTTATTTGATCGCGCACGCTTTCTTAGAAAGTGGATACGGAACAAGTAACTTCGCTAGTGGTAGATACGGTGCATATAATTACTTCGGTATTGGTGCATTCGACAACGACCCTGATTATGCAATGACGTTTGCTAAAAATAAAGGTTGGACATCTCCAGCAAAAGCAATCATGGGCGGTGCTAGCTTCGTAAGAAAGGATTACATCAATAAAGGTCAAAACACACTGTACAGAATCAGATGGAATCCTAAGAATCCAGCTACGCACCAATACGCTACTGCTATAGAGTGGTGCCAACATCAAGCTAGTACAATCGCTAAGCTATATAAACAAATCGGCTTAAAAGGTATCTACTTTATAAGAGATAAATATAAATAAAGAGGTGTATAAATGTACAAAATAAAAGATGTTGAAACGAGAATAAAAAATGATGGTGTTGACTTAGGTGACATTGGCTGTCGATTTTACACTGAAGATGAAAATACAGCATCTATAAGAATAGGTATCAATGACAAACAAGGTCGTATCGATCTAAAAGCGCATGGCTTAACACCTAGATTGCATTTGTTTATGGAAGATGGCTCTATATTCAAAAATGAGCCCCTTATTATCGACGATGTTGTAAAAGGGTTCCTTACCTACAAGATACCTAAAAAGGTTATCAAACACGCTGGTTATGTACGTTGTAAGCTGTTTTTAGAGAAAGAAGAAGAAAAAATACATGTCGCAAACTTTTCTTTCAATATCGTTGATAGTGGTATTGAATCTGCTGTAGCAAAAGAAATCGATGTTAAATTGGTAGATGATGCTATTACGAGAATTTTAAAAGATAACGCGACAGATTTATTGAGCAAAGACTTTAAAGAGAAAATAGATAAAGATGTCATTTCTTACATCGAAAAGAATGAAAGTAGATTTAAAGGTGCGAAAGGTGATAAAGGCGAACCGGGACAACCTGGTGCGAAAGGTGATACAGGTAAAAAGGGAGAACAAGGCACACCCGGTAAAAACGGTACTGTAGTATCAATCAATCCTGACACTAAAATGTGGCAAATTGATGGTAAAGATACAGATATCAAAGCAGAACCTGAGTTATTGGACAAAATCAATATCGCAAATGTTGAAGGGTTAGAAAATAAATTGCAAGAAGTTGAAAAAATCAAAGATACAACTCTCAACGACTCTAAAACGTATACGGATTCAAAAATTGCTGAACTAGTTGATAGCGCGCCTGAATCTATGAATACATTAAGAGAATTAGCAGAAGCAATACAAAATAACTCTATTTCAGAAAGTGTATTGCAACAGATTGGCTCAAAAGTTAGTACAGAAGATTTTGAGAGATTCAAGCAATCATTAAACAGTTTGTATGCAGATAAAAATCATAGTCATACAATCAAACAGATTGAAGGATTAGAAAATGCTTTATCAAAAAAATCAGACATAAATCACAGTCATGATGAACGTTATCTTTTATCATCAAATGCTTTTACAAAAGAGGAAGCAGATAAACTTTATCAACCTATCGGTTCTTCGCAGCCGTCACTGAATATTTGGACAGGCAGTGAAACAGAATATAATTATTTGTATCAAAAAGACCCTAATACACTTTACTTAATTAAGGGGTGATTTTATGGAAGGTAATTTTAAAAATGTAAAGAAGCTTATTTACGAAGGCGAAGAATATACAAAAGTATATGCTGGAAATATCCAAGTATGGAAAAAGCCTTCATCTTTTGTAATTAAACCCTTACCTAAAAATAAATATCCGGATAGCATAGAAGATTCAACAGCAAAATGGACAATAAATGGAGTTGAACCTAATAAAAGTTATCAGGTGACAATAGAAAATGTACGTAGCGGTATAATGAGGATTTCGCAAACTAATTTAGGGTCAAGTGAATTAGGAATATCAGGAGTCAATAGCGGAGTTGCAAGTAAAAATATCAACTTTAGTAATCCTTCAGGGATGTTGTATGTCACTATAAGTGATGTTTATTCAGGATCTCCGACATTGACCATTGAATAATTTTAAACGACTAATTTTTAGTCGTTTTTTTATTTTGGATAAAAGGAGCAAACAAATGGATATTAACTGGAAATTGAGATTCAAAAACAAAGCAGTACTAACTGGTTTAGTTGGAGCATTGTTGCTATTTATCAAGCAAGTCACGGATTTATTCGGATTAGATTTATCTACTCAATTAAATCAAGCTAGCGCAATTATAGGCGCTATCCTCACGTTACTTACAGGTATTGGCGTTATTACTGACCCAACGTCAAAAGGCGTCTCAGATTCATCTATAGCACAGACATATCAAGCGCCTAGAGATAGCAATAAAGAAGAACAACAAGTTACGTGGAAATCATCACAAGACAGCAGTTTAACGCCGGAATTAAGCACGAAAGCACCAAAAGAATATGATACATCACAACCTTTCACAGACGCCTCTAACGATGTTGGCTTTGATGTGAATGAGTATCATCATGGAGGTGGCGACAATGCAAGCAAAATTAACTAAAAAAGAGTTTATAGAGTGGTTGAAAACTTCTGAGGGAAAACAATTCAATGTGGACTTATGGTATGGATTTCAATGCTTTGATTATGCCAATGCTGGTTGGAAAGTTTTGTTTGGATTACTTCTGAAAGGTTTAGGTGCAAAAGATATACCATTTGCAAACAATTTCGATGGACTAGCTACTGTATACCAAAATACACCGGACTTTTTGGCACAACCCGGCGACATGGTTGTATTCGGTAGCAATTACGGTGCAGGATACGGACACGTAGCATGGGTAATTGAAGCAACTTTAGATTATATCATTGTATATGAGCAGAATTGGCTAGGCGGTGGCTGGACTGACAGAATCGAACAACCCGGCTGGGGTTGGGAAAAAGTTACAAGACGACAACATGCTTACGATTTCCCTATGTGGTTTATCCGTCCTAACTTCAAAAGCGAAACAGCTCCACGATCAATACAATCTCCTACGCAAGCATCTAAAAAGGAAACAGCTAAGCCACAACCTAAAGCGGTAGAACTTAAAATTATCAAAGATGTGGTTAAAGGTTATGACCTTCCTAAACGTGGTGGTAATCCTAAGGGTATAGTTATTCATAACGACGCAGGAAGCAAAGGGGCAACAGCAGAAGCGTATCGAAACGGATTAGTTAACGCACCTTTATCAAGATTAGAAGCGGGTATTGCGCATAGTTATGTATCAGGTAACACAGTGTGGCAAGCTTTAGATGAATCGCAAGTAGGTTGGCATACTGCTAACCAATTAGGCAATAAATATTATTACGGTATTGAAGTGTGTCAATCAATGGGAGCGGATAATGCGACGTTTTTAAAAAATGAACAGGCGACTTTCCAAGAATGCGCTAGATTGTTGAAAAAATGGGGATTACCAGCAAACAGAAATACAATCAGATTACACAACGAATTCACTTCAACATCATGCCCACACAGAAGCTCAGTATTGCACACTGGTTTTGACCCAGTAACTCGTGGCCTATTGCCGGAAGATAAACAATTACAACTTAAAGACTACTTTATCAAGCAAATTAGAGTGTATATGGACGGTAAGATACCAGTTGCCACTGTCTCTAATGAGTCAAGCGCTTCAAGTAATACAGTTAAACCAGTTGCGAGTGCATGGAAACGTAATAAATATGGTACTTACTACATGGAAGAAAGTGCTAGATTCACAAACGGTAATCAACCAATCACTGTAAGAAAAATAGGACCATTCTTATCATGCCCGGTAGCTTACCAATTCCAACCTGGTGGATATTGTGATTATACAGAAGTGATGTTACAAGATGGTCATGTTTGGGTAGGATATACATGGGAGGGGCAACGTTATTACTTGCCTATTAGAACATGGAATGGTTCTGCCCCACCTAATCAGATATTAGGTGACTTATGGGGAGAAATCAGTTAGAATGACATAGTCATGTCTATTTAAGCAGGTGCGTTACATACCTGCTTTCTATTTACATTTAAAGATAAAATGTGCTATTATTTTACTAGAACTTTTTAACATTTCTCTCAAGATTTAAATGTAGATAACAGGCAGGTACTACGGTACTTGCCTATTTTTTTGTTATAATGTAATTACATTACCAGTAACCAATCTGGCTTAAAACCACATTTCCGGTAGCCAATCCGGCTATGCAGAGGACTTACTTGCGTAAAGTAGTAAGAAGCTGACTGTATATTTAAACCACCCATACTAGTTACTGGGTGGTTGTTTATATATAACGCAAGTTAACCAAAACTAACTCTATCTAATAAAAAGTATGAAAAATTTATTCATATCTATCTAATAAAAAGTATGAAAAATTTACTCATATCTATTGCGTATAAAGTTAAAAGATATTATAGTTAACTATGAAGAAAGTCAACTCTCTATTCCGTTCTTTCTTCCTAACTTGCATTCGTTCGTAGTTAGTTCGTCAAGTAACTATTAATTTAGTTATATACAATCAGGAGTGAATTGTATAGCCCGGCAGAGGCCATATATCTGACTGTTGGTCCCGCAGGAGACTTCTTCCTTGCCATCACTCATATACATAATCCCTACTTACATTAATGTTTGTAGGGATATTTTTTAAGGGGTGTACTAGGTGGGGAACACAACGTATTTAAAAATAAATAGTGAAAACGATGTTGATTTACAAGACATCTTGAATGATTTTATTAATTGCTTTTGCAAAGGTTATGTGGAAATTAAAACGAAATATAAATTGCTTCCCATCTTTAAAATAAATTTTCATAAAAATAATTTACCCCACTTATTAGGTTTGCATTACACACATAAAAAAGTGAGCGCTAAAAAGATCATTGGAAGAATAGCTGAAGGGAAAATTACACACGAATCTATAAAAAAACATTATGAATATAGTAACATTAAAGATAGGCTTATCAATTATAATTTTTTGCATAAATGCTTTATTGATAAAGAAATCAGGCTATGCGTTATAGTTCCAAAAAATTCAATTAATCCACAAAAGATTGATGTAGCTTTTATAGATGACAAGAACAGCCAAGTTATGATACTCGGGTTAAGGAAGTCTAACAATAATGATTTTTATAGTCCGGCGACTATGTACGTTCTGGGTAAAAACAGTTCATATCGAAGAATGAGAAGAACACATGTTATTAGCATAGAATGGAAAAATTAATAAATTCGCCTATCGGTGAATCAGTATAGATCGCATCTTAAATGGTGTGTTTATTTTACTCCCCCTACAACCAACAAAACCACACCACCTATTAATTTAGGAGTGTGGTTATTTTTGTCGCGCGTGTCAAATACGTGTCAATTTAGTTCTATTTATTTAGTGTTTTTTCTGAAGTTAAATGCTTTCAAATAGCTTAGTTATAGTTTTTTCGGTTATATGACAAAATGAAATTTATCCCTCACTCTCCGTTATAGCGCTTAAAATGGTTTTACCCATTTTAAGCGCTATTTTTAAGGTTTTTTGTCTATTATCTGAGTCACTTAGTTTAAAATGTGTTTGTTCAATTGTTAATAGGATTGTTAAGTTTTAAAATCGTAATCAAAAAGTATTAGTGAATATTTAAAGGTTAAAACCAGAATTTTTTAATTTATATTGAAAAATTTCTATAAGAAAGCTTTTTGTGAAGGAGGGATATTATAAAAAAGAGTAAAGCAATGTTAAATGTATTATTATTAATTATAAATTTAATTGCAATATGTAGTGTAAACAATGCATATGCAAATGAAGAAAATCCTAAAATTGAGGATTTGTGTAAGAAGTCAAGTGTAGACGATATTGCTCTACATAATATTGATAAAGACTATATGACTAATCGCTTTACAATAAATGAGTCAACTGTATTAACTACAGAAAAATTTTTAGATATTGATTTATTATTTAAAAATTTTACTTGGTTAGATGGAAAATCTGCTGAATTTAAAGATTTAAAAGTGGAATTTAGCTCATCGGAAATTTCCAAAGAGTATTTTGGAAAAACTGTAGATATTTATGGTGTCTATTATAAAGCGCATTGTCATGGTGAGCATCAAGTGAAAACTGCCTGTACTTATGGCGGGGTAACACCTCATGAAAATAATAAATTAAGTGAACCTAAAGAAATAGGAGTAGCTGTGTATAAGGATAATGTAAATGTTAATACATTTATCGTTACTACAGATAAAAAGAAAGTTACTGCACAAGAACTTGATATTAAAGTAAGAACAAAATTAAATAATGTATATAAATTATATGATCGAATGACTAGTGATGTACAAAAAGGTTATATTAAATTCCATTCTCATTCGGAGCATAAAGAATCATTTTATTATGATTTATTTTATATTAAAGGAAATTTACCAGATCAATATTTGCAAATTTATAATGATAATAAAACAATAGATTCATCAGACTATCATATTGATGTTTATTTATTTACATAACAAATTAAAAGTTGATGCATATCAACTTACAATCCTATAAAGAACTATAGATATTAACATATTTTTACAAAGTTGCATAGCAAATGACGATGAACGATTAATGATTCAAATCTAACTTTATTACTATAAAAATTTTTCTATTTTAGTATAGATAACAAAAGTAGATTAACGAGTAATAGTATATAAGTGGGATAGAGTCAGGATGATTTAAGAAGAAGAATGTTTTTTTACAATAAAAGGATAATAAAGATAGACATATTTAATTATAGGAGAAATATAAAATGAAAAGAATACTTATCATTGTTGTTTTATTGTTTTGTTATTCACAAAATCATATCGCAACCGCTGATGTTGGAGTTTTGAATCTTAGGAACTATTATGGTAGCTATCCAATCGAAGACCATCAAAATATTAATCCTGACAATAATCGTCTTTCACATCAATTAGTTTTTTCTAAGGATAATTCGACAGTAACAGCTGAATTTAAGAATGTTGAAGATGTAAAAAAATTCAAAAATCGTGCTGTTGATGTATACGGCCTAAGTTATAGTGGATATTGTCTAAAAAATAAATATATGTACGGAGGAGTTACTTTAGCGGGTGATTATTTAGAGAAGTCTAGATGTATTCCTATTAATCTTTGGGTTAATGGCAACCTTAAAACAATTTCTACTGACAAAGTATCAACTAATAAAAAGATAGTAACAGCTCAAGAAATTGATACTAAATTAAGAAGATATCTACAAGAAGAATATAACATTTATGGCTTTAATGATACAAATAAAGGAAGAAATTACGGTACAAAATCCAAGTTTTTTTCTGGATTTAATACTGGGAAAATATCATTTCATTTGAATGACGGTACATCATTCTCTTATGACTTATTTGATACAGGAACAGGGCAAGCTGAAAGTTTCCTAAAAATATATAATGACAACAAAACTGTCGAAACTGATAAATTCCATTTAGATGTAGAAATATCTTATAAGGACGAAAGTTGAAATACTTCAATCATAACTTAGTAAAGGAAATGCCATGAAAAAAATTAAATACAGTTTTATATTAGTTTTTATATTATTTTTTAACATTAAAGACCTTTCGTATGCGCAAGGAGATATTGGTGTAGGTAACTTAAGAAATTTCTATACAAAATATGATTATATAGATTTAAAAGGCGTCACAGATAAAAACTTACCTATTGCAAATCAACTTGAATTTTCAACCGGTACCAATGATTTGATCTCAGAATCTAATAATTGGGACGAAATAAGTAAATTTAAAGGAAAGAAAATGGATATTTTTGGCATTGATTATAATGGTCCTTGTAAAACTAAATACATGTATGGAGGGGCCACTTTATCAGGACAATACTTAAATTCTGCTAGAAAAATCCCTATAAATCTTTGGATTAATGGCAAGCATAAAACAATTTCTACTGACAAAATAGCAACTAATAAAAAACTAGTCACAGCTCAAGAAATTGATGTTAAATTAAGGAGATATCTTCAAGAAGAATACAATATATATGGTCATAATAACAATGGTAAAGGTAAAGAATATGGGTATAAATCTAAATTTTATTCAGGTTTTAATAAGGGGAAAGTTTTATTTCATTTAAATGATGAAAAATCATTTTCATATGATTTGTTTTATACAGGAGATGGACTGCCTGTAAGTTTTTTGAAAATTTATGAAGATAATAAAATAATAGAATCTGAAAAATTTCATCTTGATGTTGAAATATCATATGTAGATAGTAACTAATGATAATTAGTTTTAACACTAAAATGCGAATTTATTTGAAATTAACATATGTATTAACTATTTAAATTTTAATGCCTTTAATGGTAATGTGTACGTTTAATATTACCTGTAATACATCGAATTTATAAAAATTTAAAATATGGAGTTGTTGGAATGAAGTTATTTGCTTTTATCTTCATATGTGTTAAGTCTTGCAGCTTACTATTTATGTTAAATGGCAATCCTAAACCAGAACAATTGAATAAAGCGAGTGAATTCACTGGTCTAATGGATAATATGAGGTATTTGTATGATGATAAACACGTATCAGAAATAAACATTAAAGCCCAAGAGAAGTTTTTACAACATGATTTATTATTTAAAATAAATGGCTCTAAAATTGATGGTTCTAAAATTTTAAAAACAGAATTTAATAATAATAGCCTTTCGGATAAATACAAAAATAAAAACATAGATTTGTTTGGGACAAACTATTATTATCAATGCTATTTTTCAGCGGATAATATGGAATTAAATGATGGTAGACTAATTGAAAAAACGTGTATGTATGGCGGTGTGACCGAGCATGATGGAAATCAAATAGATAAAAATAATTCAACTGATAACTCTCATAATATCTTAATTAAAGTTTTTGAAAACGAGAGAAATTCATTATCTTTTGATATACCTACTAATAAGAAAAACATAACAGCACAAGAAATAGATTATAAAGTTAGAAACTATTTACTTAAGCATAAAAATTTATATGAATTTAATAGTTCGCCTTATGAGACTGGCTATATAAAGTTTATCGAAGGAAATGGTCATTCTTTTTGGTATGATATGATGCCTGAATCTGGTGAAAAATTTTATCCGACTAAATATTTACTAATTTATAATGATAATAAGACAGTTGAGAGTAAATCTATTAATGTAGAAGTTCATTTAACCAAAAAATAATTGAGGGAGATTATATTATAAAAAATATTAAAAAGTTTATGAGATTGTTCTGCATAGCTGCGATTATAATAACTTTATTATGTCTTATAAATAATAATTATGTTAATGCTGATGTAGACAAAAATGATTTAAAGAAAAAATCTGATATAGATAGTAGTAAGTTATTTAATTTAACAAGTTATTATACTGATATAACGTGGCAATTAGACGAGTCAAATAAAATTAGTACAGATCAACTACTGAATAATACTATAATATTAAAAGATATTGATATATCCGTACTTAAAACTTCTAGTTTGAAAGTTGAGTTTAACTCATCAGATTTAGCAAATCAATTTAAAGGGAAAAATATAGATATTTATGGACTGTATTATGGAAATAAATGTGTAGGCTTAACTGAAGAAAAAACATCATGCTTATACGGAGGAGTTACGATATATGATGGAAATCAATTAGATGAAGAGAGAGTTATAGGCGTTAATGTATTTAAAGATGGTATCCAACAAGAAGGTTTTGTTATAAAAACTAAAAAGGCTAAAGTAACAGTACAAGAATTAGATACTAAAGTTCGATTTAAATTAGAAAATTTATATAAAATATACAATAAAGATACCGGTAACATACAAAAAGGATGCATTTTCTTTCATTCTAATAATCATCAAAATCAATCATTTTATTATGATTTATATAACATAAAAGGTTCAGTAGGAGCAGAGTTTTTTCAATTTTATAGTGATAATAGAACAGTTAGCTCATCTAATTATCATATCGATGTATTTTTATATAAAGATTAAGTGATTGATGATTATCAACTGAATCATGAAAATAAACTATTATATGAGGGGACAACGATTTGAATAGTAGTAAAATTTGAAATTTATATATTATCTTGAATACGGATTCAAAATTATTTGTTGTAATTAGTAATAATGATAAATAGAATGTTAATTTATTTTGCTAGTGAATTTTTATTTTTAAAACGAATGCTATCGACACACTACAACCTGAACTATCTATAAGCGTGAATTTATAATAAGTTTCATTGTCAAATAGACTGAATAAGTTAGAGGAGGTTTTATGAAGAAATTATCTACTGTAATTATTATTTTGATTCTAGAAATAGTTTTTCATAATATAAATTATGCGAATTCCCAACCCGATCCTAAAATAGACGAACTAAATAAAGTAAGTGATTATAAAAGTAATAAGGGAACTATGGGAAATGTTATGAATCTTTATATGTCTCCACCTGTTGAAGGAAGAGGAGTTATCAATTCTAGACAGTTTTTATCTCATGATTTAATTTTTCCAATTGAGTATAAGAGTTATAATGAGGTTAAAACTGAATTAGAAAATACAGAATTAGCTAACAATTATAAAGGTAAAAAAGTAGACATTTTTGGTGTTCCATATTTTTATACATGTATAATACCTAAATCTGAACCGGATATAAACCAAAATTTTGGAGGTTGTTGTATGTATGGTGGTCTTACATTTAATAGTTCTGAAAATGAAAGAGATAAATTAATTACTGTACAGGTAACAATCGACAATAGACAATCACTTGGATTTACAATAACTACAAATAAGAATATGGTTACTATTCAAGAACTAGATTACAAAGCAAGACACTGGCTCACTAAAGAAAAAAAGCTATACGAGTTTGATGGTTCTGCATTTGAATCTGGATATATAAAATTTACTGAAAAGAACAATACAAGTTTTTGGTTTGACTTATTTCCTAAAAAAGAACTAGTACCTTTTGTTCCATATAAGTTTTTAAATATTTACGGAGATAATAAAGTAGTTGATTCTAAGAGTATTAAAATGGAAGTATTTCTTAATACTCACTGATAAGTATATTTGATATCACTATACAATCATAAAGTGCGTTTTTCGAACTTTTGTTCTAAGTGTTTTATAGATTCATGTAAATAGTTAGTTTATTGCTGGTTGAATTATTTAATTTTTCTCAATGATTTATTCTAAATATGTTTTATGTCAATAGCGGTTTAAAAATGCTGTTTAATGGCGGTTTGAAAATGACGTTTTTTAGAGGTTTAATATTGTCGTGACTTTAAATGTATTTTTACTTTAATAATCTTTTAGTCGCCATGATTCTCCAGTGGAAATGATAATTTAATAACGTATACTTTTGATTGTTTAAGAATGTACAATTTTTTAACACTCTAGAGATAAATATATCGAGGTAATCCGCCTTCTCCGTTAATTTAACGGAAATACAATGAAATGTTAGTATTCTTAAAAGAGCAAGTGTCAAATACGTATCAAGAAAAAGATTTTCTGATTCGTTGACCTTGCTCTTTTTGTTCTAAAATAAAACGTGCAAATAAAAAAGTATCTACTTTTTTACTTGCACGATATGATTTGAAAATTAAAGAATTACAAATAGGGGTCTAATGTTAATTTATGAGGTTAAAGTTTCAATGATTTTTGATTTATTAGACCATTTTAATATCTCAAGGTTCTCATGTTCTGCTACAGTTTGTGCTCTTTCATTTATCGGATGATATACATCATTTACAATTATTAACATGATAGGTTCTAATTTGTTTCTGGAAGGTCTGTTTGGTTTGATATCACGGTAAATATAAGCTTCATTAGTTATTTTGTTAAAATCTAAGTTATTTGTAAAGTTAACTAGTTTTTCTGGTTGTGATTTTGTTTCTGAAACAATATAATCAATAGAATATTTTAAACCTGATTCTCCAGAAACAGAAACTTGTGCTAAACCTCTTATTTCTCGGTCATATAAGAATTCAAATACTTCTTCATAGAATCTGTTTGTAACGTTAGATTTAGTAGTTAAAGTAAGGTCATAAATTTTCAATATGCCTTGAATTAAATTATGTTTAGACTGAGCAAAACTCTAATTTTTAACATCCGCTGTAATTTCTTTATCAACTAATTTTAAATTAAATTGATTTAAAATATTCTGTATAAGTTTAGTTCTCGTTTTTGTGTTTATATCAATACCCAACATTTCTAATTCATTAATCGTCAATCCGTTATCTGATAGACAAATTTCATTATTAGGTAGTGTATCAGCATATATTCTAATAAAATCATTCAAATGGTTCTTAAAGGGAGTAGTAATTTCTGTAGAACTATCTAATTCTTTGAAGATATAATTTTGTTTTAACCAGTTGAAATATTCGTTCATTCTTTCTTCGATAGTCTTCAATAAGTATCCCGCCATTTCTTTTACAGTAATCTTGGTTCTATTATAACATTATCGTGTTTTATATTAGTATACTTCATAAAGAAGTCTAATGATTCTATAATTTCATCTGTTAATTCTAAATCTTCAATATCTTTTAATGGGATCGCAATACCACCATTATTATATTCTTCAGTATATATGTGTATATGTGGCGTAGGTATTCTTTCATTATTTGGTGAATTTGCATGATCGCTACCATTAACATCGAACCTAATCATATCAGTGGTTAAAACATAAATCCTTGGTTATAAAAGAAAATCGGTTTTAAAAAATCGAATCACGATTAATTCAGAAGAGTAGTGGTATTTTTAAATTTTACTTAATGATATTGCTAAGTTCTGGAGTAAATCCAGTAGGATGACCACAAAGTTTTCTTGTAGTTACATAATTCTTTTGAGCCGTTTCAGATTGATATAACTTATTTACATTATTTCTGCTAATTTCACGTAAGATAGTAGATGCGGATCGGTCTAATTTACGTGCAATAGGTCTTAAAGAATAATTTTCTCTATACGTGCTCAGTTAGTATAAGATAGTTATCGCTCATATTGGCAATACTTAAATGTGTTTTCGTGGTTGTAAACACCTTACAATAAAGTGCCCATTGTGGGTATTTTTATGAATTTTTATTGGGTTGCACTTAATATTACAATGTATTGATTAATAAATAATTACTTTTTACAATAATTACATTCATATCCAAAACCATAAAACCTTTTACAATTTGGTTGTTTTTTTATTGATATATGACATACTCATAAAAGTTGGAAAAAAATAATAAGGGTAGGCGGGCTACCCAAATTTTTAGAGTGAAGTTAATCTTAAAGTTTCTCTGTATTGTATAGCTTTTGGTTCATCAATGAATTGAACTGTGCTATTGTGTTCTGATAAAACTTTATCTTTAATTTCATTAATATTAACCTTAAAGAATTCTTTTCTTCCGTTAACTTTATTAACTTTATATTTTTTAAAGTATTCGTGTAATTTGTTTTTAAGCTCAAAAGCATTTTCAGAGAAAATTAAAGCGTGCACATCGAATTCAAAGGGAACAGATGCGCTACTTAATTCATTAATTCTATCCATTGGTTCTAATCTACGGGTTACACCAATCTTATAAACATTTTCTCCAAATGAACCGATATTTGATATTATATAAACAAACCCTGATTGAGCATTATCTTTTCTGTCCTCTACATTTTCTCTTTCAGAATTTAAATTCTTGAGTGATTGATCTAATTCTCTAATCTTTTCAATATATAATTCTTTTTCGACTTGTAAATCTGTGTTATTTAAATACATTGTCAGCTTTTTGATTTCATTATTGTGGTGTCTAATGTCTTTATCAAGCTCTTTTAGTTTTTTCTCCATTTCTTTTTCTGCTTGTTCTATTTCTTTCAGTCTAGCTCGTTCTTCTCTTCTTATGATCTTTTCATCTTCTATCTTAACTTGATACTTGTGCATTAAATCTAACATCTCAAGTTTTATGTCAAGTAAAGTTTCAGGAATACGTACATTATCCGTTTCAAATATTTTATTTATCCCTTCATAACTTTTAAATATTTTGTTCTGCATGCTTTCGATATTTTTGCTATTTACTTTATTTATTAATTGAGAAGTTTCAGCATTAAATAATCGTATTATTTGCTTGGCCTGTGCATTTTGATGTCTCTTATTCTCTGTAGAAACATTAAATATTTTCACTTCTTCAAGATTTAGTAATTCTTTTTCTTTCATTTGTAATTTTTTAATATATGTATTAATTTGAGATGAGTCTACTTCAACTAAATCGAAGGGATAAGTTAATTCTATATCATATTTAAATAATTCATCATTTAAATAACTAGTAATGTGTTCAAGTTCTTTAGTACCTTCTTCTATACTAGATATTAAATCTTTTTTTAGATTCTTCAATTCTTGTATTTCACGCTTGATTTTTTGATTTTCAATGTTGATACTTTTATTTTTTTCTTTCAAGTTTTGAAGTGTTACTAAATCGGGTTCTACAAATTTATTAACAAGTATTAATTTAGATAATGCATATATTGATAAACTGAACGGGATTATTGCTATACCTGGTGTGCCTATACTAAAGAAAGATGTTACTAAGATTGTCCATAATACCCATTGCTTTTTTAAAATTTCTTTTTTCATTTACCTATTCTCCTTAATTTGAATTTATATGTATTTAAATACTCTCGATGGCTTAATTGCTTTAGAGTTTTGACGCTGTGAGAACAAATGCTATATATTTTTTTAATAATCTACTATCGCTTTTACTATATAATTTTTGCTACCTTTTATTATTTAGCTGATATAACTAATTTAGAAATTGTTTTATTGCTACTAAAACGTTTGCAATTGTTGAGAAGATACTTATTGTACCAAAAACCACAGTCGTTATAAAAATAATTTTTGAGTTCTTAAACCTTCATCGTTATTTGATTCTTCATTAAATATCCATTTGCATACCTTCATTATTTTTTCAGTTAATTTATATGAAATAATAAAAAAACATAAAAAAAGCGCATAAAAATGCCAAGAAGAGTCCATTTTAGAAATATCTATATTGATATGATGGCTTAGGATATAAAAAAATACTAAAAAATAAATTATTACTTTACTAATCTTTCTAAAGCTTGATTTCCTACATGAATTAGATGTTAAAGGTATAGAAAGTATAGCGTATAAACTTATTGCTGTTACAAAGAACATTAAAAATATATGTGAAATAGATGATAATAACTTAAAGTATTCTTGATTATTAGATAAATGAACGAGTATATCTATTATAATGTAAGGCACAAATAAGAATGGGAATATGACAAGTGAAAATATTAAGTTTTTTTGGAAGTTACTTTTATCGATATGTTCTTTTACTGTATGTAAACTTTTTCTTAGAACCTGTTTTATCATTGCTTTTAATCCTCCAAATAAGCTGAATTTTACAAAATTAATATTATTTTTATAAAGTGTGTAATTTTGCTTAGTATGTATAAAGGTTGAAACGAATTTTAATTAATTGCTATTTTCCAGTTTACTTGTGAACTTCTACACATCATTTCTTCTACTGATTTACCTGTGTCATTGGCAATCCCTGTCGGTTTAATCATTGTTTTAGCTTGTGCCAAATTTTTGCAGTTCAATATTGATTAAAGTTAAAGTTTTGATTATTTTTTATCCATTAGATTTATTTTGGACTTATTGCGGAAAGTTACCTGCATAGTTAGAACAATGAATTAGTAATTGGTTTTAATGGTATATATTATCATAATACTTCTGAAATTTATGATTTACTTAAATGCAAATATTCGGAAATTTCATAAAGGTATCTGACATGTTTTTCCAAATTCATGCAATGAAACGGTTGGACAAAAGCCTTGCCTACGTCCATAATTTCAAATTTCCGGGTTGGTTTAAGATGTCTCCATTCGTCAATATGTGATAAGTGGTTTCTTCATATAGACATCTACTTTTAGTACTTTTGATAAATTGTGTCTTAATTAAATTTTTTTCAAGAAGATAATATTCTGATTCATAATTAGAAAGTTGAGGATTTTCTTCTATATTTGTTAACTTTGATGTTACTAAATGTAATATTAACTTACCATAATTAGCATTATTTGACATTTATGTTTATAACTTTTCAAGTAAGAATATAACTTTACAAGTCGATAATTAATATCATAATTATATGGAATAATAGTCATGATAGGGAGAATTGTGACATGCATACACAACCTAAATAGCAACAACGAACTAGTAGGTATTCATTTTGCTTCAGATGTGAAAGATGATGACAATAGAAATGCTTATGGCGTCTACTTCACACCAGAGATTAAAAAATTCATTGCAGAAAATATAGATAAATAATCAAATTGTTTTAAAACGAGCGTTGCAATATATCTCAAATTGTAAAGGAGCTTGAAAATGAATAAAAATTTAGTCATTAAAAGCATGGCAGCATTAGCCATTTTAACATCAGTAACTGGAATAAGTGCTGCAGTCGTTGAAGAGACACAACAAATAGCAAAAGCAGAGAAGCATGTTACGCAAGTTAAAGATACAAATGTTTTTCCGTATCATGGCGTCGTTGCATTTAAAGATGCGACAGGCTTTGTAATCGGTAAAAATACAATTATCACTAATAAACATGTATCAAAGGATTATAAAGTTGGCGATAGAATTACTGCTCATCCAAATGGTGACAAAGGAAATGGTGGTATTTATAAAATTAAAAGTATTTCCGATTATCCAGGCAATGAAGATATTTCCGTCATGAATATAGAAGAACAAGCGGTTGAACGTGGATCCAATGGCTTTAATTTTAATGATAATGTTCAAGCATTTAAATTTGCAAAAGATGCTAAAGTTGATGACAAAATTAAAGTTATCGGTTACCCGTTACCTGCACAAAACAGTTTTAAACAATTTGAATCTACAGGAACTATAAAACGAATTAAAGACAATATTTTAAATTTTGATGCATATATCGAACCAGGTAATTCAGGATCACCCGTTCTAAATTCTAACAATGAAGTCATAGGTGTTGTATATGGCGGCATTGGAAAAGTTGGTTCTGAATACAATGGTGCTGTATATTTTACGCCTCAAATTAAAGATTTTATTCAAAAGCACATTGAACAATAAACATATTTAAATATACACCATGAGCATGTGTTCAATAATTTTAATGAAAAACATCGGTCGAATATAACATAAAAAGCAAACGTCTATATCAAAAGCATCATGAATAAACAGAGGAGCACAAAAATGAATAAAAATATAATCATCAAAAGTATTGCGGCATTGACGATATTAACATCAGTGACTGGTGTTAGCACAACAATGGTTGAAGGGATTCAACAAACAGCCAAAGCCGAACATAATGTAACGAAGATAACAAATACTAGTATTTCGCCATACAAAGGCATACTAAGAGTAGGCGCAGCTACAGGATTTGTAGTAGGTAAAAACACTATTTTAACAAATAGACATGTCGTTAAAGATGTGCAAGTAGGTAGTACAGTGCTTGCCCATCCAAATGGCGAAAATGATACTGGCGGATACTATAAAGTCAAAAAAGTTATCCCATATGCAGGCTCGGCAGATTTAGCTATCGTTGAAGTTGAAGAAGATTCAGTTTACCCAAAAAATAAAAAGTTCAGTGAAAATACTGAAATCCTAACGTTGGCATCGGAAGCTAAAGCGAATGAAAGAGTTGCAATCGTTGGCTATCCAGCGCCATATAAAAATAAACATCATATGTATCAATCAACAGGAACAGTACTATCAATTAATGGAGATAAATTAGTATCAGATGCATTTGCTGAAGGTGGCAATTCAGGGTCACCGGTCTTTAACAATAAAAATGAAGTTGTGGGCGTTTTATATAGTGGAGACCAAATTGGTCATTCTAAAAAAGAGTCATACAGCGTATATTTAACGCCTGAAATTAAGAAATTCATCGCAGATAACACAGAAAAATAAGCCGGAAAGCTCACTTACATGCCTCAACTTAGATTACATTTTTAAACTTAATAACTAATTCAACTATCATCATATCTCTGTGATTCTATTTATTCGAAATAATTTTAAAAATAAAACTTCAAAAACCTAACCTTATATTAATACGAATACTTAGAGGAGCACAAAAATGAATAAAAATATAATCATCAAAAGTATTGCGGCATTGACGATTTTAACATCAGTGACTGGCGTCGGCACAACCATTGTTGAAGGTATTCAACAAACAGCAAAAGCCGAACATAATGTGAAGCAAGTACAAAACACAAATATTTCTCCGTATAAAGGAATTGTTAGAATTGGATCAGCTACAGGATTTGTGGTAGGAAAAAATACAATTTTAACAAATAAGCATGTATTACCTGGTGTTCAAGTTGGTAGCACAATTCTTGCTCATCCAAATGGCGAAAATGATACCGGTGGATACTATAAAGTAAAAAAATCATTCCATACGCAGGATCTGAAGATTTAGCAATAGTTCAAGTTGAAGAAGATTCTGTTTATCCAAAAAATAAAAAATTCAGTGAAAATACTGAAGTCCTTAAATTTGCGAGTGGCGCTCAAGTAAATGATCGTTTATCAATCGTTGGTTACCCTAATCCATATAAAAATAAGCATCATATGTTTGAATCAACAGGAAAGATATTATCCATCGATGGTAATCAAATGACTTCAGATGCATTTGCTGAAGGTGGCAATTCAGGATCCCCAGTGTTTAATTCAAATCATGAGGTCATTGCAATTGCATATGCTGTCGATGTCAAAAATGATGCAACAAAAAAATCATATTTAGTTTATTTCACACCCGAGATCAAGAAATTCATTGCAGATAACACAGAAAAATAAACGAACATACAAATCCATCCTTACATTGATAAATAATTTTTTAAAATAAACAACAAACTCAACAATTCAAATCATATCTCTGTGATTCTATTTATTCGAAATGATTCAAAAAAACTCAAAAACCTAACATTATAATTATAAGAATACTTAGAGGAGCACAAAAATGAATAAAAATATAATCATCAAAAGTATAGCAGCATTGACGATTTTAACATCAGTGACTGGTGTTGGCACAACAATGGTTGAAGGTATTCAACAAACAGCCAAAGCCGAACATAATGTGAAACTAATCAAAAATACTAATGTAGCACCATACAATGGTATCGTTTCGATAGGATCTGGAACAGGTTTCATTGTCGGAAAAAATACAATTGTTACTAACAAGCATGTCGTTGCAGGTATGGAAATTGGCGCACATATTATTGCGCATCCTAATGGTGAATATAATAATGGCGGTTTTTATAAAGTTAAAAAAATTGTCCGTTATGCAGGTAAAGAAGATATTGCCATTCTACATGTGGAAGATAAAGCTGTTCATCCAAAAAATAGGAATTTTAAAGATTATACAGGTATTTTAAAAATAGCATCAGAAGCCAAAGAAAATGAACGCATTTCAATTGTTGGCTATCCAGAACCTTATATAAATAAATTTCAAATGTATGAATCAACAGGAAAAGTGCTATCAGTGAAAGGCAACATGATTATTTCTGATGCTTTCGTAGAACCAGGCAACTCAGGTTCAGCTGTATTTAATAGTAAATACGAAGTTGTAGGTGTTCACTTTGGTGGAAACGGCCCTGCAAATAAAAGTACAAAAGGATATGGCGTTTATTTCTCTCCTGAAATTAAGAAATTCATCGCAGATAATTTAGATAAATAATTAAGCAGATAAATCAATCCTTACATAAGATAGATGATTTTTAAAAATTAACAACAAAATCAACAATTCAAATCATATCTCCGTGATTCTATTTATTCGAAATGATTAAAAAAATAAAACTTCAAAAACCTAACCTTATATTAATACGAATAATTATAGGAGCACAAAAATGAATAAAAATATAATCATCAAAAGTATTGCAGCATTGACGATTTTAACATCAGTGACTGGTGTTGGCACAACAATGGTTGAGGGTATTCAACAAACAGCCAAAGCCGAAAATAGTGTAAAACAAATTACAAATACAAATGTTGCACCATACAGTGGGGTTACATGGATGGGCGCAGGAACAGGATTTGTAGTTGGAAATCATACAATCATTACTAATAAACATGTTACCTATCACATGAAAGTCGGTGATGAAATTAAAGCACATCCTAATGGTTTTTATAATAATGGTGGTGGACTTTATAAAGTTACTAAGATTGTAGATTATCCTGGTAAAGAAGATATTGCGGTTGTGCAAGTTGAAGAAAAATCAACACAACCAAAAGGTAGAAAATTCAAAGATTTCACTAGCAAATTTAATATAGCATCAGAGGCTAAAGAAAATGAACCTATATCAGTCATTGGTTATCCAAATCCTAATGGAAATAAACTACAAATGTATGAATCAACTGGTAAAGTATTATCAGTGAATGGGAATATAGTGTCATCGGATGCAATAATCCAGCCTGGTAGCTCTGGATCACCTATATTAAATAGTAAGTACGAAGCTATTGGTGTAATCTATGCAGGTAATAAGCCATCAGGTGAAAGCACAAGAGCATTCGCTGTTTATTTCTCTCCTGAAATTAAGAAATTCATTGCAGATAATTTAGATAAATAATTAAAACTTAGACATTCACCCAATCCTGACAAAATATACTATAACTAACATTTATTAATATATATTGCATTATTTAATATGCATCAAAGCCAATCAATGATTGATTTTCACCAACTCAATTGTTGATTGGTTTTATTTATGTATGAATGAACAACTTTTTGACATCATTGAGAATATAAATGATTTTGAAAGCATTTGAAAGCTACAACATTTCCAAAAAAATTTTCAATAACAATTGCGCCGCTAAAACTCAAAATTTCCACAACCAACATCAAAATTCTAAACATCGCAACAAAACCAAATGTTATAATAAATCTATTACACAAAGAGATAAATTACTTATGCAAAGGCGGAGGAATCACATGTCTATTACTGAAAAACAACGTCAGCAACAAGCTGAATTACATAAAAAATTATGGTCGATTGCGAATGATTTAAGAGGGAACATGGATGCGAGTGAATTCCGTAATTACATTTTAGGCTTGATTTTCTATTGCTTCTTATCTGAAAAAGCCGAACAAGAATATGCAGATGCCTTGTCAGGTGAAGACATCACGTATCAAGAAGCATGGGCAGATGAAGAATACCGTGAAGACTTAAAAGTAGAATTAATTGACCAAGTCGGTTACTTCATTGAGCCACAAGATTTATTCAGCGCGATGATTCATGAAATTGAAACGCAAGATTTCGATATCGAACATCTGGCGACGGCAATTCGTAAAGTTGAAACATCAACACTAGGTGAAGAAAGTGAAAATGACTTTATCGGACTGTTCAGCGATATGGACTTAAGTTCAACGCGTTTAGGTAACAATGTCAAAGAACGTACTGCGTTAATTTCCAAAGTTATGGTTAATCTTGACGATTTACCATTCGTTCACAGTGATATGGAAATTGATATGTTAGGTGATGCATATGAATTCCTTATCGGGCGCTTTGCGGCGACAGCGGGTAAAAAAGCTGGCGAGTTCTATACACCACAACAAGTATCTAAGATACTGGCAAAGATTGTCACAGACGGTAAAGATAAATTACGTCACGTGTATGACCCAACATGTGGTTCAGGTTCATTACTGTTGCGTGTTGGTAAAGAGACACAAGTATATCGTTATTTCGGACAAGAACGTAACAATACCACATACAACTTAGCACGCATGAACATGTTGTTACATGATGTACGTTATGAGAACTTTGATATCCGTAATGATGATACGTTGGAAAATCCAGCCTTTTTAGGCAATACATTTGATGCGGTTATTGCGAACCCACCATACAGTGCGAAATGGACAGCAGATTCAAAATTTGAAAATGATGAACGTTTTAGTGGTTACGGCAAACTGGCGCCAAAATCCAAAGCAGACTTTGCCTTTATTCAACACATGGTACATTACTTAGACGATGAAGGTACCATGGCCGTTGTACTCCCACATGGTGTCTTATTCCGTGGTGCCGCAGAAGGTATCATTCGTCGTTATTTAATTGAAGAAAAGAACTACTTAGAAGCCGTGATTGGTTTGCCAGCGAATATTTTCTATGGGACAAGTATTCCAACATGTATTTTAGTATTTAAAAAATGTCGCCAACAAGACGACAACGTATTATTTATCGATGCATCCAATGATTTTGAAAAAGGAAAAAATCAAAACCATTTAAGCGATGCCCAAGTCGAACGTATTATAGACACATATAAGCGTAAAAAAACGATTGATAAATATAGCTACAGCGCGACATTACAAGAGATTGCCGATAACGATTACAACTTAAACATACCGCGATATGTCGATACATTCGAAGAAGAAGCGCCAATTGATTTAGATCAAGTCCAACAAGATTTGAAAAATATCGATAAAGAAATCGCAGAAATTGAACAAGAAATCAATGCATACCTGAAAGAACTTGGGGTGTTGAAAGATGAGTAATACACAAACGAAAAATGTGCCAGAGTTGAGATTCCCAGGGTTTGAAGGCGAATGGGAAGAGAAAAAGTTAGGGGATCTTATAAAAGTTAATTCTGGAAAAGATTATAAACATTTGGAAAAAGGTGATATACCAGTCTATGGTACTGGCGGTTATATGACAAGTGTTTCAGAACCACTAAGTGAAATTGATGCTGTTGGTATTGGGAGAAAAGGGACTATAAACAAACCATATTTGCTTGAGGCGCCGTTTTGGACGGTGGATACATTATTTTATTGTACACCTAAAAAAGAAACAGACATACTATTTATATTAAGTTTATTTAGAAAAATAAATTGGAAAGTATACGATGAATCAACAGGTGTGCCAAGCTTAAGTAAACAAACCATTAATAAAATAAATAGATTTGTCCCTTCAAATAAAGAGCAGCAAAAAATAGGCGAATTCTTCATCAAACTCGACCGACAAATTGAATTAGAAGAACAAAAACTTGAATTACTTCAACAACAGAAAAAAGGCTATATGCAGAAAATCTTCTCACAGGAATTGCGATTCAAGGATGAGAATGGAAACGATTATCCGAATTGGGAAGAGAAGAAAATAGAAGATATAGCAAGCCAAGTATATGGAGGCGGAACACCAAATACAAAGATTAAAGAATTTTGGAATGGAGATATTCCATGGATTCAAAGCTCTGACGTAAAAGTAAATGATTTGATTCTACGACAATGTAATAAATTTATTTCCAAGAATTCAATTGAGCTTTCTTCTGCAAAACTTATTCCTGCCAATTCAATTGCAATAGTTACAAGAGTCGGGGTTGGAAAACTGTGTTTGGTAGAATTTGATTATGCTACAAGTCAAGATTTTTTATCATTAAGTAGTCTTAAATATGACAAATTATACTCATTATATTCATTGCTATATACAATGAAAAAAATTAGCGCTAATCTACAAGGAACTTCAATTAAAGGTATAACAAAAAAAGAGTTGTTAGATAGTATAATAAAGATACCCCATAATCTAGAAGAACAGCAAAAAATAGGTGATCTATTTTATAAAATTGATAAATATATCAGTTTTAATAAATGTAAAATTGAGATACTTAAAAGTCTCAAACAAGGATTACTTCAAAAAATTTTTATATAA